ATCTTGCAATCAATTCATTTTTAGAAGCCTTACCAGATGAACCGCCAAGTAAAGTAGCCTTTCCATCAATTTTGGCATCTATCCACAAACTTCTGTTTATATCAAAAACGTATTCTTTAGATGTACCTGCAACATCAGCTACATAACACCATATCTGTTTTGTTGGGATTAACGCATCACGTTCTGCAATAGTTGCTACTTCAACAGTATCAAACCAATCAGCTTGTTCAGGATTTAGAGTTCTGTACGAATCATACATTATGGCCTCCCATGTAGTAATTTTTTGAACTACATTACTAAAATCACTTTCTAAAGTATTTTTGTATGCAACAACTTTAAAATAGTAAGTTGTGTTGGCTGTTAATCCGGTTGCACTATATGTTTCCGTTAATCCTGATACTGTTCCTTTTTCCGTGTAGCTTACATCGTCGGTTGATATGTATATCCTATGTCCATCTTGTTTGGTATCATTCACATCAAAAGTCAAATCAACTCTTGACGAACTTGCTAAAACACCAACTAAATTATTGGGCGCTAAAAGGTTCAAATTTGTCCCTTGTATAATTTTTTCCATTGCTCTTTCACGAGCAATTTCTTTAGATATTTTCCCCTGAAACTTCCTAGGAGTTTGTCTTCTATTATTCATTATTTTAATAAATTGGTTAATATTAAAATAATATAATTAAAATTAAAAGTAAAGTTTATCTTTTTTTATTATTTTTGAAATTTACAAACTTCTAGTTTTATTATAAATCTCTTTCAGTTTTTCTAAAATTTCTTTTTCACCATCTATAATTATTTCATCACCTTCAAAGTTTTTTAACAACATTCTAGGTTTCCATAATTGATGCATTTTGGCTTCATTTATAATACTAATTGATGTATAACCTAATTTTTTTATATCAGATTCATCTAATGCTGTTATTAATTCTACAAATTCACTATCCATAAACATATTTTTACTCCTCTACTCTTAACATTATTTCTTTTTCTATTTCTTGATCTGTAATACCTAAATATTTTTCCTTAATCGCTAAATATAATCTATCTCTTTCTGTTTTCAAACTTTCTATTTTTTCATAATAAGGTCTAACAATATCCTGAATATTTTTAATTTCTTTTTCTAAAGTTATTAATCTATTATTAAGTTCTAGTGTTTTTCTCATCTCATTTAAATCAGATGCAACAATATTTTCCATCTCAGTTTTTAAATTATCAAAAGTTTTCTTTCTCGCAGCAATAAAAGGTTCTTGCTTCAAGATTTCTTTTAAATTTTCAATATAAGTTTTTCTTAACCTTGAACCTTCAATTATATATTGTTCAGCTATCATTCTTCAGTTATTTCTTTTTTTCGTTTTTCAATCATATATAAAATATACTCTTCTTCAGTCATTTCTACAACTCTCTCTTTTTCTTGATCTACAGGTCTTGGTTTTTCAATCTCATATAAAACTTTATACCATTCATCCATGTCAAAATCAATATCCTCAATTTTTTCATTTAAATCATATTCTTTATATTTTGATACTAAATATCCAACATCAAAAGGTCGTCCTGCTGGACCAGAAAAATAATCAATCAAATAACTAGATATTTGTGAAAAATCTTCCGATTCTATTGCTCTATCTATATAATAATCAGTAAGATAACCAGCCATTTTAATTATCTTCATCTCATATTCCTTGAATTTTCTAGTCACTTCAAATCTTTTATTCATTTCATCTAAGTTCATCTCTATAAATTATTTTTGTTCTGTTTCTTCTTCAATACCTAGTTCCTTATTTATTATACTCTTTAATTGTTTATATATTACTTCTTTAAGTTTTGTTGGATCTTTTAGTAATTTTTCAGAAATTAGATTTGCATAATATTCAACAGCATCGGCATCTACATTTTCTTGTACCATACCTATGAATTGTGGATTAGGTATATTTTCTTCAATTTCAACATTTAATTTAACTGGATAATTACTTTTAAACATTTTAAACATCATTTGAATAGGATCAACTTTTGGTGGCTCAGGTGCCATTACTTTTGTTATAGGTTTATCTCCATTTAAAAATCTTTCTTCTTCTTCATCCCAATTTCTATTTTGTACATTAGGTATTTGTGCACCTGGTTGCGTTTTTCTCCATTCTTCTAACATAGCCTTTTTTTGCTCTGGTGATAATTGAATATTTTCTTCCAGCTGTTGTTGTTTAACAGCGGTTTGAGACATTGAATTATCTGAAAGAACTACTGGTGGAGTATATTTTACTTGTGCACCACCTGCTTCAGGTCCATCACTTATTTTACTGGTATCTAAACTTTTAAGTTGATTTGCTATAACTGCTAATGGATCATTTGTGTTTAATTTTGGTTGAAAAAAAGAATTCGGATCAATTTCTAAACTTTGATCATATCTTTTAGTAAAAATATCTTTCTTTATTCTAACGCTATTATCTAACTCGTAAAAATTAACATCTTCGTTTACTATTCTAACTTTTTCACCTGTTGATTTGTCAACATAAACTGAATCTGACATAATTAATTAATTATTTTTAGGGTATATATAACATATTATTGGTTCTCTCAACAAAAGTTTAATAATAAAATTAAATATATAACATATGATAAAATCATTTAAATTATTTGAAAATAAGATAGATATTAATAAAAGAATAGTATTGACTGGTTCTCCTGGTACTGGCAAATCAAGTATTGTTGATAAATTAGAAGAATTAGGCTATAATGTTATTCAAGAATCTGCAAGATATTTAATAGAATATTATCAAAAATATGAACCAGAACATCTACCTTGGAATGATAGAGATTATTTTCAAAAAGCAGTTGAAAATAAAAGTATAGATAATTTTAATAGAAATAAATCAGGCTTCTTTGATAGGTCTATAGTTGATGAGATAGGATTTAGAACATTTTATAAATCAACAATACCTAAAGATTTAACTAATAGATGTTTAGAATATAGATACAATAAAGTATTCATATTCAGACCTTGGGAAAAAATATTTAAAAATGATTCTGTAAGAACAGAAACTTTCCAACAAACCATTGATTTAGATAAATGTATAATAGATGGATATAAAGACTTTGGCTATAACCCAATAGATGTTATAAAAGGATCAATTGAAGATAGAGTAAAATTTATATTAGAAAATATATGAAACACTTAAAAACATATGAAGAAAATAATAATTATTTAGATAATTTTATATATGTGCTTGAAGGATACCCAAAAGTAGTTGGTAAATTAGATAACAACAATAGAGGCTCAAACTATATTATTGGATATTATATGAGTGATGAACATTACGAACTAAATTATAGATATGGTAAAAGCGCACATATTATTTGGAATAAAGAAAAAGAACTACGTCCTGCAAGTCAGGAAGAAATTGACTATTATAATAAAATAGATGAACTTGCAGATTCATCAAAAAAATACAATTTATAAATTTAATATATAAAGCATGGAATTACGTTACTCTGAATTAAAATGGGAAGGTCAAACATATACTGAACAATGGAAAATTGATGAAATTCTAATTAAGAATAAATTTAATTGGATGGTCAATGCAGAAATAAAAAATGCTAGACTTGAAATTTTTAATGATACTCTAGTATGGAATGCAGGTATTTGGTATAATGGCGATTGGTATTTTGGTGTTTGGAGAGATGGTGAATGGAGATACGGAACTTGGCAAAATGGAGTTTGGTATAATGGTGTATGGAGAAACGGAACATTTAAATCTGGCATTATATATAAAGGTAAATTTTTTAAAGGTAAAATTGAATCAGGAGAAATTCGTGGTGGTCAATTCATTGATATGGAAATAGATCCAAAAGTTATTGAATACACTGGAGGTGAATATCAGGCAAAACAACAAGAAGAACAACAAAAATTACAACAACCCTCAACTGCGGTTGCACAACCAGCACCAACTCCAAAAACTGATGTGGTAAAAGTACATAGTACACCACCCGCAGCACAACAGCAACAACTTGCTGCACAACCAAGAGTTCAACAAGAAAATAATCAATATAATATGAAAAAAATTAAAAATTTCAAACAATTCAATGAATCAATTGGCGAATATGAAGATAGTTTCATTGATATAAATATAGATGAAACAGATTTAGAAATGTCAAAATCAAAAACTGGCAAATTAAAACAAAAACCAGGTAAAATAATCATTGAAACTCCAAGTAAAACAGATGCTTATAACATGAAAATGCAATATGGCGGAGAAGAAATTTCCGATGGTGAAAAACAAATTCTGACTATTAAAGATACTAAAAGATAATTGACTTTAAAATTTGACTTGTGTCCTACAACAAGAAAACCCAGTAATACTGGGTTTTTTAATGCAAATCTTCCGACGGATTAACCATATTTCTAATATTTTTCATTATCTCATTATCTATTGATTTAGATATTTCATAAGATAATTTATGTTCCAAAACATCTGTCACCGAAACATCTTTTGAATTATTTAATACATGTTTTAAGAAAAAAGCATCTCTTGAATTTTCTAAAATGTTAAGCTTAACTTTTCTTACTTTTGTTTACTCATCAATGCATAGCACACAGTCATATCAAAAGAATATTCAATTTCAAAATATTCTTCCATTTTCATTTTTTCAAATCTATCTTTACATTGATATATTTTAAAGCTGCTCATCATAGAATTTGTATAATCAGATAAATCATTTATTACAGTTTTTGTCCATTTTGATGTAATTTTACTCATATTTATTATTTAATTCCTGTATGACCAAAGCCACCTTCACCTCTCTCAGTTTTAGTCAATTCCTCAACTTGATTCCATTTACACCTATCATACTTATTGATAATCATTTGTGCAATTCTTTCTTTATTTTCAACTACAAAATCCTCATTAGATAAATTTACTAATAACACTTTTACTTCACCTGTATAATCTTCATCTATTGTACCAGGTGTATTTATAACACTAATACCATGTTTTATAGCCAGACCACTACGAGGTCTTACCTGTGCTTCATAACCTTCTGGTAATTGAATAAAAATACCTGTTGGTATCATTTTTCTTTCCATTGGTTTTAATGTTATTGGCGATTCCAAATCTGCTCTAAGGTCCATACCAGCGGCACCTTTTGAGGCATATTCAGGTAATAAATTTTTTGATTTGTTTACAATTTTTACTTCTACTTCTCTGTTAATCCAATTATTTAATGTTTCAGTCTTCATTCACTATTAATTATTTTTTGTAATTTTAATTTTCTTTCTTCTTGTTTAGTATAAAAATATCTTTCTGGTCTTGTTGTTGCAATAAATCCTATTATATAATCAGTCATAACATTAGGAAAATCAGGAAAGTAATGAACATCATCTATACGATATTTTTTTCCTTTTTTAAAAGTGTATCTAAATAAAGAGCCTTCTTCTCTTTCGCTCTTTTTACAAATAAGTATATCTCCCTTTTTGAACATCGTTTATTTTTTGTAATTTTAATTTTCTTTGATATTGTTTATTATTTATAAACCAATTTATTGCTTCTTCTTTTAATTGTTTATCTATCAAAGTTTTTCCATCAATATTAGTCATTGCTTTAAGATCCTGAATTAATTCAATATTTATACTGGTTTTAACAGTAAAAATAAATCCATTTACCTTTACTGTTAACTTTCTCTCAGGCTGAAAAGGATTAAAAAGTTGGTTTGGATATGTAACATCACCAATATCAATCGTTTCAAATTTAAAATCTTTCTCAGTTAATCCCAAATCATATAATGTTACTCTCATTTAATGTTTTTAATTTTATTTTTCTTAATTCATTTTTAGTGAAAAACAATCTATTATATTGTTTTAAAGTAAAATCTAAACGGTCAGCATAATTACCATATAATTCTTTTGTTTTTGTATTATATAATTTTAAAGAAATACTAGAACCATCAATACGGAAACCAACAATTACAAACTCTTGATATTCCTCAGGTCCTGAGAAATAATCTGTAAATACCTTTGTTCCTTCTTTATACTTATCTTTCATGAATTCCAAAAATCATCAATTTCTTCATTTTTCTGTTCTTTATGTTCTGCTATCCATTCTTTTACCATTTCTATTGATTCTTCATCAGGCTTCATATTTTTGATATTATCAACAATATCTTGCTCAGAAATAGGTGCAATAAAAGCACCATCATTCATTTCTTCAATTTCATCAACCAATTTTTCTGATTGAATAGTTTTAGAAGTAATATGATTTGGATCATAATTTAATATTAAAACTTCTGTACCTTTTGTAGATTTATTCTCTGAAAAACTTGCAGATGAACGGAAAAAATCTTTTTCAATCCAAGTAAATTTATCCTTAGGAAACCAAACTTCTAAATCATCATAATAGTAATATGAAAGAGCCCATCTTGCTTTTGTACCTTTAAGCAAATCTGCCAATCTTTTATGTGATAATCTACCAAATTTGCTATCATCCTTTACACCATACCAATTTAATCTATTATCCTTAGGATCTTCATAAGGTGGGTCTAAATAAAAAAACGTTTTTTCATCATCATATTTAGTTATAAATTCTTCAAAATCAATACTTTCAAATGATTTTATTTTGTCCAATTTCTTTTGATATTTTATATCTTTAAGTTTGTTTTGAAAAGCATTTAATTTTAATCTTGTATCTTGAACACCTGAAAACCCAGCAGCCTTGGGAAAACAACCATTAAACGCTGATGTTATTAAAAATGAATATTTCATTCCTACCTCATAATCAGGTATAACAAAATTATCATCTTCTAAAAATGTATTTTGTGAATTATTCTTGAAATCATAATAAAGATTCTTATAAAATTCTTTAAAAGCAACAGGATCAGATTTATCTGCATATAAAAAGCCACCAGGTTTTAATGCTGTTTCTATAACAGATGTAAATTTATTATAATCTTTTGCACAAGCAAATAAATTTGTTGTGTATCTATTTATATCATTATATCTCACAGTTTTAACGTGACTATAATCCAATTTTGTATTAAAATATACCCAGAAAGAACCAGAAAATGGTTCTGCATATGTATCTATATCTTTTGGTATGAACTGATAAATCCATTCACCCATTTTTGATTTTCCACCGAAAAATGAAAGCATAATTAAATAATTATTTTTCTTTATTTATCATTTTTAATCACATTTGTTTAAACAAAATTTTTTATATAAAGAAAAATAATTATATTTGTGAACTTTCAAGTTTAAAATTAATATAAACTAAAAAACTTTTTTATGTCAGTTAAAATCTTTTCAAGTTCAAAATCAACCTATTTAGCAGAAAAAATAGCACTCTCATATGGTATACCATTGAGTAAGAGTAATTTCAAAGTCTTTTCAGACGGAGAATTTTGTCACGGATTAGATGAAAGTGTGCGAGGAGATAAAGTATTTTTAGTTTCTTCTTTATATTCTTCTTATAACGAGGCAGATAGAATTCTGGAACTTATTCCACCTGAAAAACACGCAGAAGCAAGAGAATATCTTCAATATTTAATTTCATCTTCAGATAGTGTTTTAGAACTATTACAAATGATTGATGCCGCAAAAAGAGCATCTGCCGCTGATATTGTTGCAGTTATTCCCTACTTCGGTTGGGCTCGTCAAGACAGAAAAGATAAACCAAGAGTTCCAATTACAGCAAAATTACTTGCTAATATGATAGAAACTGCCGGTGCCACCAGAGTTATTACTATTGACTTACACGCAGACCAGATCCAAGGTTTCTTTGATATTCCTGTTGACGCACTTAAAAGTTCATATGTTTTCTTACCTTATATTGAATCTTTGAATCTTAAAAATTTAGTTGTAGGTTCACCAGACGAAGGTGGTGGAAAACGAGTAAAACCATACGCAGAATATTTCAAAACCCGTATGATATTTATGTATAAAGAAAGAAGTCAAGCCAATTTGATTGATAAAATGGAACTTATTGGTGATGTAAATGGATGTGATGTTGTTTTTATAGATGATATTATTGATACCGCAGGTACAATTACAACAGCCGCAGATGTTCTTATAAATAAAAAAGGAGCAAAATCTGTCAGAGCATGTATTCCTCACGCAGTACTTTCTGGACCAGCATTTGAAAGAATAGAAAAATCAAAAATTACAGAAATTGCAATTATGGACACTATTCCATTAACGCATAAATGTGATAAAATTAAAATATTAAGTTCATCAGACCTTCTTGCACTAACAATAGGAAAAATGAATTCAAACGAGTCAATATCAAACTTGTTTAAAAAATAATTAATTATGGATGAAAGCAAAGACTCTTTATAATGAGCAATATGTAGAATGTGAATATGACATATATTTTAATGACGTATTAGAACTAATAGACACATGCACAGAAAATGAAAAACATCAAATTCTTAATCAACTTAATGCTAATGATATTATTGTTTGTAATACATTAGAAGATGAAGAAAAATTGAAAATTTTTAAAGTTGCATTTGAAAAGTATAATGTACCACAATTAATGGAAAAATTAAACATTAATTATATTGATATGTAAAACTTTTTAAAAAATTTATAATAAGAGTTAAATAACCTTAAAATAAATAATAAAATGTTTGACAAATCCTACGAAATTATGCTTATGAGTTCACCTGATGGTGAAAGAATTACTGAATATTATTCAACCATTATTCCAATGGTTAATGATATTATTACCAACGACCAATACGATGATGAAGATGAACAAGATTATCTTGTTATTGAAAGACACTTCTCAATACGAAATCAAAGAGTTGTACTCTTAGTAAAAATCATGGAAAATGAATGATTCAACTTTGTTCAAAAGAAGTTAAAGTCGGTGATTTTAAAGTAAATAGCATGGTTACTCAAGAAATGATTGATGATATCAGAAACTTTAAAAGTTGGGAAGATGTTCTAAGAGAATCTGAAATTGAAGAAAAACAGAAACTTAGAAAAGAAAAGTTAAATAAAATTAATCAAATAGCAAATGAATAGTGAGGTTTGGGTAACTATATATGGAGATATGCCTTTTTCAAAACAAAGAGAAATAGACAAAAAAGCATTTTCAAAATATTATGATGATTGTTTTTATGATGATTCTGAAGATAATTTTATAACAAAACTATCATCATCCACACCCATAAAAACACCTCCATTAACTTTCAATAGTTTCTATGGTACTGAAATACACTTAAAATATATAAGAATATTTTTAAGAAAAGAAAAAATAAAAGAAATAAATAAAAAAGCCGATTATTAATCGGCTTTTTTATTTTATATATAGAGGTAAATTGATATGGGACACATGGGAAATATACAAAAAATTTTATTTGCAATATTTGCAGCTTGTATTCTAATTCTAGGAGTATATATTGTAAATTTTTCAGAAAAAAATAGAGAATTAATAAATAAAAATAATATCGCAATTGAAATAAATGATAGTTTACATAAAAAATCACTTGAAAATGATTCAATACATTTTAAAAATGATTCAATTATAATAAAACTATTAAAAGAAAAGAAATAAATTATTTCCATTCATTTTCAAAATCTTCTCTCATTTTTTCATATTTCTTATACATTTCAAGAAATCTTTCTGTCTCTTGAATTGATACAATTTTACAACTCATAAACATTGGAAATCCATTACAACTTCTTGGACCAGCTTCTGAGTGATATTCATAAAGCATACCAATATTCTTAATAAACTCTTCCCTTGCTGGTGTTTCTTTTTCATAATCCAAAACAGCTTGAATATGATTAAGTTTGTTTTTTCTATTTACTTGATTATCAGAAACAAGAGAAGGTGCTGTAGGAGCAGAACCAAAAAACATCATTGGCATAAATACCATCATTGAATTTTGCATACCGCAATGCAAAGAAGTAAAGATTTTTGCATCGTATACCTCACGAACAAGAGTTTTCATTTCCTCCTCAGTAAAAATTTTATGGTCCCAATTCATTAGAATAAATCTCCTTCTTGATTAATTGATATTCTGTTTAATTTCCTGTATCTTATTTCTTGTGTAATATTGAATTTTGCATTTTTAATTCTTTTCTCACCAAATTTATAATTAAATGCATCAATATTATTGTCAACATGCTTTAATATATTTGATAAATGAGCAGAAGTTATATCTCTTAATTTCAACTCTCTACCATCAGCAGTTACCCATATCATATCTCTATTGTGCATAATAAACTTTTTGCGAATTTTTCATTAAGCAAATTTATAAATATTTATGCAATAAAAAAAAATTATGAAGATTTACCCTTAGAAACTAATTCTAATTTTTCATTTCTATCTATTAAAATATATTCATATGAATATAAATCAAAATCATTAAGCTTTCCAATAACATCAAAAATATCAAACGCTTTACAGCTATAAATATCAAATTGAAAAAGTGATGGAACCTCAGAATCCCAAATATGAATACTTGAATGTGAGGTGTATATCGTAACTGTACCAGTCAATCCTTCATTACCAAGATCAGTAACATATACCGAAGTAGGTCCAGCAGCAACTCTCATTCCTACGAGTTCAACTAGTTCAACAAACCATTTATTTAATACATCAACATCCTTTGGTGCGTCCAAAAAATAGCCTTTTATTATTAAATGCTGGTGAAAAGGGTTAAATTTTTCCATTATTTTTATAAGTTTTTTCACTATATATTATTTATCAAAACTCATATTTTAAACAAAAAAAGCACCCATAATAGGTGCTCTTTTTTATATTTTATCAGCCAATTAAATTGAAATTGGTTGATATCTTTCGCTCATAACAGTCCTCAACATTAAACTCTCTGGAGTATCAATACTACCTTGTAATATTGATTTTAAAATTGATGGACTGAAACCTGATACTAATCCTACTCCTTTTGCATTGGATTTTGCAGGAATATTACCAAGTCTTCCATTAACGTTCCAGAAAATGATTTCAGGCATTTTATAACCTGCACTCTTATACATACTAGCAATCATTGATAATGCAGTATCTGAAGAGTTTCTTGTACAACTGTTAAACTCCATATCCGATATGATAAGAATCTTAGTTGGCATTTCACTTTCTGAAATTTTGTGTTGAACTGCTTTATTCAAGATCAACTTATAAACAGCTTCTAAATCGGTACTCATACCCCAATCAGCAGTTTCAAGTTGTCTCAATCTCTCATAAAATGAACCTTTTAAATAATTCATCTGTGGTGCAGAAGAGAAAGTTATGAAAGCATCTTTGAAAATGCTCTTATTTCTTTCTGAAATATACACACCAAGAGAAACTGATACACTCATTGGCAATCCATTCATACTACCAGATACATCACAAACCGGAATGATTCTTTCATTAGAATCTGACATGAAATCTGGTAAATTCATCCATTGTGCTTCAACAGCATCTTTATTTTCACTTCTCTTATATGCGTCATATAATTGATGTGGAAATAAAACTCCAGCTTTTATTTCTTGTTTACCTTCTTTTACTAAGGTAATATATTCAGTAAAACGATTTTGGTCGTTTTTTCCAAATGCTTTTCTATACTTGTTCATAGCAACCGATGGAACATGTGGGTAAGTAATAGCATCCCATTCCTTTGCACACATCTTCTGTTCAACAGTATTTGATAAACCTACAACAAGTTTACGATATTCCTTAGGATTTAATCCTAAAGTTTTACGAACTTTGTTAGCAAGCGCACCCTGTCTTGGAAGCCATTTTGCTAAAAGACCATTTTCTTTTTCTAAACCTTCTTTAATCAAAGGTAAAACAATCTTTTCATCCAATTCAAAAACATCATCCCAACGACCAAATTCTGGCACGTAATTGATATTTTTTTCAAGATATGACAAATAGTTTTTGTTCAAGAACTTAGAACAAATTCTGAAAAATCTTCTTTCACCTGCTCCACCTCTTGGATCCCTAGACCAAAAAAGTGTTTTTAAAGCAACTAATGGGTTCTCCACAATTGCCTTTTGAAACAAAGTTTCAATATCTTTTTCAGACATATTCCTTGAAGCACCAGCTAAAAAGAACATATCAACGTTTGAATTCAAACTGGTTGAATTTGTTACCATACCATTTGCGGTTAAGGTATCTTCTTGTCTTACGACATTAACTAAATTTGACATAGATTGCATAATAAGCCTCCTTTTAAATTATTTTTATAAAATAAAAAATCCCAACTAAATTTCTCTAGTTGGGATTTTCTTACCCCGGTTACAAACCGAGGGTTTTTTTCCAGGCTCACGGAATTCGTACAAATTCTTAAGTCTAGATAGTAAGTAAATCCTCAACAGAATACAAGAAGTTTATTTCATAAACTTACATTGAAACTTTCTTTTTAAATTTTTTGTTTTGACTTGCCCTTTCTTTTGTTAGTTTTATTGTAAATGTGCCGCCTAAGTGAAACTTAAAAAAGTTGAAAACACTTAACACATTTAAGGCTTCTGTTTACATATAGTTTTTATATGAGTTGCAGAACGTATTCTTTATGAGTATATATTTGAAAATTAACAGAATACGTCTTGTTTCAACCTTATGAATGTTTTTTGAGTTGCTGATTGTATTCTTTATAATTTTTCTTGTTTCAAAGAACTGAATATAATTTTAGTATTAAAATGAAAAAAAGTTTAATCTTTTTTACTTAATTATATATTTTTTAAAAAAAGCCTGTTTTTTCTATTTTTGATGATGTTATTATAATATATAAAATAAAAATATACAAATGTTTATTTATAAAATAGTAAATTCAATTAATGATAAAATCTATATAGGTAAAACTACTGAAAAAGATATCAATATTAGATTTCTTAAACACATAAAAAGATCAAGATATCCTGGTAATAGTATAAAAAATTAATGTCATTCTTTGATTATAGTAGATTAATATTGAATAAAGGTGAATGTAAAGGTTATAAATTAATAAAAATAAAAAATAATAAATAAAAAATGAACATAAACCAAACAAATAGTAATGTTTTATTTGAAATAAAACAGAAAGGTAATTTTGATCAATTGAAAAAAATATTTCTTAATAAAAATATTTCTAGATTTGCGATAACAGAAAATAAAAAAAATAAGATTGAATGTGAATATGCTGAAATTATAGGATTAGAAAATCATGAAAATAAATATAAAAATATTTTTGATTTTATTCCAAAACAATTTACAAATAATACAGACTTTAATGTTATAATGATAGTCCCAACAGGAATAGGTGCTGACGTTGGTGGTGATTCAGGAGACGCAAATACAGCAGCACAACTTATTGGACATTCAGTAGATAATTTAATTACTCATCCAAATGTTGTGAATGCTGCTGATATTAATGAAATGACATCAAATACTCTCTATGTTGAAGGTAGTATTTTAAATAGATTTATAATGGGTACAATTGGCTTATCTAAAACTAGAGGAAACCGAATGTTACTAATTTATGATACCCCCGAAAAAGAATATATTGGTAATTATACAATTAATACCGCATCAGCAGCAAGAGTGACTTTAGGTTGCGATATTGATGTTTTAGAAATAAAAGATCCACCATACTATTCAATGGGATTTAATGATAAAGGTATGGCAATTGGAAAAATTGAAAATATGGAAAAAATTATTAATGTTATTGATAAATATAAAGATGAATATGATTCAATTGCATTACATACAATATTAGATGGTGACACTCAAGAACTATATGATAATTATTTTGGATCGGATAAAGAACAAGTAAATCCATGGGGTGGCGCGGAAAGCATTTTAACACACACAATATCAAATTTATTAAATGTCAGTATTGCACATTCACCGATGTTTAATGATGAAATGTTGAAATATGAATATCCAATTGTTAATCCTAAAAAATGTCCAGAGACTTTATCAAAAACAGAACTATTTTGTATATTAAAAGGTCTTTATAAAACACCTAAAATTATTGATTTATCTCAGAAAACTTTTTATCCCAAAGATATGTTGACCAATTGTGATATTCACGTACTTATAACACCAGATAGATGTATAAGCCTTCCACTCTTAGCTGCACTTGAACAAAATATAATAGTTATTGCAGTTGATGATAATAAAAATATTATGAAAAATGATCTCTCCCTATTACCTTGGAACACAAATCAATTCTTTAGAGCAAAAAATTACCTTGAAGCATCAGGAATATTAACAGCACTTAAAAATGGTCTAAATCCAAATTCAATTAAAAGACCACTTGAAGCAACAAAAATAATAAAATAAATGAACGAAAAAATATTACAAGACCTCAATAAATTAGTATCAGAAAAAGCAAACGAAAGATATATCCTATCAAAATTGAAAACTCTACGATATGAAAAAATAGGACAAGAAAATCTTGAAAATCTTATTGAATGCCTTAGATGGAAAGATGTAGACTATAATCAAAAAAAGAAAATTAAAATGTCAGACGTTTCCATGTCTTGGTACGACGACCAACCATACGAAACTTATATTGAATACTTTAATAGATATTTGAAAAAAGATTTTTTTGACCAACTTAAATATGAATCACTTAACCATAGAATCATAATTCCAAACGAATGCACCATTGAATCAATTGGTGAAATAAAAAATACATCCTCCATAGTAAGACTTAAAAAAGAATCAAAAGAAACTTTTAATGATTTGATAAATTTAGGAATACCCGAAAATTACTCATTCATAAACATGAAACTCTTCGTTAGTTACTACCACCACGTACACTCACCCGTACAAGGAAAAATAGTTAGAATGATACCAATTGAAGGTAAAAATAATATCTTTGGAAAAAATACTCTCTGGATTTTAGAATTTCAAACTGATAAAAATCCAGTCTACATGCTAATCGTCGGAGAATCAGCAATACAAGACTTTAACTTTCTAGTAAAAAAGAATATGTACGTTGATATAGCACAAGATTTAGGATATTTTGCATGGGGATCTCAAACAATTATATTATTTGATAAAAACGACTATCCAGGCGAATATATAATAAAAAAGAAAAATCATTACTTTTTAGGACAACATATAGTATAAATTAAAAATCCTTAATCAATTCAAGAGATTCCTTATAAAGTGAATCTCTTTTTGCTGCTAAACACTTTATAATCTCTAAATTATTGTCAAATTTTCTAATATTCTCAATCGTAACATCATGATCATGCCACAACCCAATTGTTTCTTGTATTCTATTTAATTTTTCAATATCACCCATTTCACTCAACATAAGTAAAGTGTAATATATTCGTTTCAATTTAATCCTTATTTCATGTAAATTTTCAGGCGAAATATTTGCAATCATAATACGAATATCATCATAACTCATTTCTATACGAGTCTGAATATTTATAATTATCTGCTCATCAATATGATAGTTATCAACCCTATTTAATTTATCAGTTAAATATTGTATCTCATTCTCAAAACTATCTTTGATTTTGAATTTTTTAATTCTATCCTCATACATGAAAAGTAAATAAGCCTTATATCCATCATCATACTCTTCTAAAATCTTTTGTTGAATCTGTATATCCCGAATTTCACCAGACATTTTAAATAATTCGGTTAATCCTATTGGAAAATCTTTTTGCCTGTAAAGCAATCCATCCAAAAGAATATTGAAGGTCTTTAACCTTTTTAAAGTAGTTCTTAACTTATGAATATCCTGCTCTGTTACATTTTTAAGTAAATTAGAATGACATTCATTGAAAACTCTTATCTGCTCTGCGTAATAATTTTTTATTCTTATCATAATACAAAAATATGATTAATTTTACTATAAAAAAAATTTAATATATAAATATTATATGAAATATTTGAAATTGTTTGAAGATTATAAAATTAAAAGTGAATTCGGAGGCGGAACCATATACCCAGATTTTTTCACAGAAGGTGGAGAATTATTTGACTATTTCAATTTAATAGGAACACAAGATATATTTGATTTTCCACATTCCGACACAGACTATTGGGAAAAAGTGACAAAAATTAATAAAGACAGAAAAAAAAGAAGAAAACAAAAGAAAAAAGAAATACTTAGTTATATCAACGATTTTATTAAACTACCAGAAAATCAAAATTTCTGCTATGGTATGATAAATTTTCCAGTTATGGATTTTAATATGGTCTTTGATTTTAATAGTGTGAAAAATGAAAATGATTGGAAACCATACCGTAAATTAAAAACGATAGAACTAAAAACAATAATGGGCACATACAAATTAAACCAAACAGATTTTGAAGATTTAGTAAGATATACAAGTGATCCAGAATTATACCTAAATGCAAAAAAATATAATCTATGAAACATATTAAATTGTTTGAAGAAATAAATCAGAATGTGATTGGTTCTTGGACTTTAGCACCAGAGGTTGGTGATTATGTTATTTGTGATAGTACAAATTTTGATTTATTAAAAAATTTGGTTAAAAATAATATTGGTAAATTAATTCAAATAGAAAAAGTTACACGAGATGATGATAATTATTATATAAAATATACTGAAATTGAAAATGATATAGTATTTTGGAGAAGTGAAATATTATACTGGTCTAAAGATAAAGAAGAATTAGAAGCAATATTAACAGCACAAAAATATAATTTATAATGAAACATATTCAAATATTTGAGGATTTTAATAAAGGTTATGATTTAGTTGGGCATCCAAATGATAAAGAAATAATACATATATCACAAAAAGAATTTGACTTAATAAATATGGTCACCTACTTTATAATACAATGGAAATTAAAAACACCTATGATGGGAACAGGACCTTCAAGTTGGACATACCGAGACGAAGAAAAAGAAGATTTAAAAGATTGGCTATACGTTTATAGAGAAACTGGAGACACAGACAGTTTAGCATCAGATGCAAAAAAATATAATTTATGAAATATTTAAAATTTTTTGAAACAACTATAAAACATACAGACCCCCTTGCAGTAAATAATCCGTTAAAAGATTTTAGTAGAAAACTAGAAGATATTATAATTGAAATTACGAAAATTGATAATTATAAAGATTCTACTGTTAGAAGATATTTTAACGATGATGGAAAAATACATATAAATTATATAAATCACTATAGTAAAATAATGAAAATATTATTACAAACAATTAACGATGATGTATTGATGGATATTTATTGCTATAAAAATAAGTATAAAATAAATACTTCTTTAGATTTTTGTAACTTTGCTAAATATAATCTAGAAGAATATATTACAATTGATAAAAATCCAGAAAACGCTTTAAATAATAATATGACTCAATTACAATTTTATTTTTCTCTAAGTGAAACTAATGATATTCTTAATAGTTTAGAATACTTCTCAGATTCTAAAAAATATAATTTATAGTACACCAGAAGGGATTTGAACCCTCATTTTTCATTCCGTTATGCACATAGAGTTTAGGAAACTCCGCCATTACTGGTGCGTATTTTTTTGTTCTAAAATATCAAACATCAAAGTTTTAACATTTTCAATAGTTTCTTTCAAATCCATATTATCAAGAATACTATTATGTACCGAACCAATTTCATTTGTAAAAAATTTTTGTTCTAATAAATTTTTTGTCATTGATAAACAAAACAGTTGAAGATCATATATATCCTCACCTTTGTCTAAAGATTTGCATCCCCAAAAATAAGAAACATATTCAGACTTAATATTTGATTCTCCTAAACTTAAAAGTTTTTTCTTGCGTTCCTCCTTAAGAACAGGCTGGTGTTTTATTTCTATAATCATTTGTTAAAATATTGGTGATCCTGGCAGGATTCAAACCTGCGACCTGAAAATTAGAAGTTTCCCGCTCTATTCAACTGAGCTACAAGACCATTGATTTATATGTTCACATATTGGAATTAATTTAAAAAGTTTAAAAAATTTGAGCCATTTATTGGATTTGAACCAATGTGATGAGATGTCTCATACCTGCTTACGAGGCAGGTCTAATCAACCAGACTATAGGAAAATGGCATTTTTGAGCCTTCGGCAGGATTCGAACCTGCGATGCGTGTGAACATCCTGCTTACAAGGCAGGCGGAGTCGACCTCTGTCCCACGAAGGCATTTTTGTTGATAGAGTGAGATTTGAACTCACGACCTTTTGCATGTCAAGCAAACGTTCTAGACCAGGCTGAACTACCTACCAATATTTGTACTCCCAACAGGACTCGAACCTGTATTATACTTCTCGTCTCCACTTTGTAGGAGTGGGATGTTTATCCAGTTACACTATAGGAGCATAGTGATACTTTTTCCCTTAGTCTAAAAGTACCAAAAACCAAATGAGCGGCAAGTGAGATTCGAACTCACGGTGCGACTTTCGTCTTGCTGGATTGGCAACCCAGTTCCATCGTCCACTAGGAGATTACCGCAATTTATTGGAGCGATAGATGGGGCTCGAACCCACAACCTCAACCTTGGCAAGGTCGCAATCTACCAATTGATCTACTATCGCAATGTTTGAGCGGTAGGTGGGATTCGAACCCACGACGTGAACTTTATCTGACTGGCTTGGAAGGCCAGTACCATCGACCACTAGGAGACTACCGCGTCTTGAACTACAGATTACTTTTTTTGGAATTTCAAATTACAAGTTTGGTCCTTTAAAGTTGCTGTAAGAAATCTTTAAGTTCGTTTTTTTAAGAACAGAATACATTTTTTCTCTTGGCATAGATTTTTAATTGCTGAAAGTATTCTTTATCTTTTATTTTATAAATTCAGAAGTATTTCCTGCTAATGCAATTTCATTTACTTCTTTTTTTGTTAACCATTTTTTATTTGTATGTTCATTTTTATTTATTGTTACTAATGGTTTTTCATCAACAGTAACTTCATAAATATCAACTTCTATTCCTGAAACAGAGATTTTTGTATCAACAAATTGAATGTCATTTTCGTTTAATTCTATTTGAGTTTCTTCTTTTACTTCTCTTATTATTGCTTCTTTTGATGTTTCTCCTTCATCTAATTTTCCACCGGGTAAACACCATCCGAATGGTTTTGTTTTTCTTAATAAGAACAAAATTTCATCTTTATTCTTAATTATCATTACTGTTGCTTTCATCTTTTTTATTTTTTTAATTATTTGAGGTTTCTACCAGATACGAACTGGTGTCTCATCCTTACCAAGGACGTATTCTAACCAACTAAAATAAGAAACCAAAATGAATTTCTATGCTTCGGTCTCTCCGCTGGAGTCCTTCTATGAAATTCTAACAGTCTCGGTCGTGGGTAAAATTGGATTTGAACCAATCTAGAAAATCTGCGATAATCTTCTACTTCCTAATACAGTGCTACTTAGTCCGCGTTAACTAAGTTCTCATATCAATTTACCCAAAAAATTGAATTTCTATGCAAGTCTTTCGGGACTTCTATAAAATTCTAACAGTCTCCTCGTGGAGGATAAGGAATTCGAATCCTTCTGATATTCCGCATTGCAAGTGCGGCGACCACTCCCAGCAGTCCCATCTCCCAATTTTGTGGAGTTAGTGGGACTCAAACCCACGACCTCTTGAATGCAAATCAAGCGTTCTATTCATCTGAACTATAACCCCATTTTGAAGCCTAGGAGGGATTCGAACCCTCATTTTCAATCCGTTATGCGTCTAGAGTTTAGAAAACTCCGCCATTACTAAGCCAATTTGTCGGGATGAGAGGATTTGAACCTCCAGAGGTATTTGTATAACCACCCGCTTCCAGGGCGGGACCGCTGCTCTCATTACGGGCTTACACCCCGATATGTAGAATAGGTGAGACTCGAACTCACGACCCCTTGCTCCCAAAGCAAGTACGCTACCAACTGCGCTACTACTCTATTTTAATTCCAATATGTCAAAGAACAAATTTGTTCTATTATCTCATTTTATTATATACAAGTCTATCTGAACCTGTTGAAACTTCTATCACTTTTATATCTTCGTCAAAGTCTTTACGCCTTGATATAGAGAAAAGTTCCATATTATTATCGTTTAATATTATATCTATTGTTTCATCTGAATAAGATGGTAATCTATCTGATTTTTCCAATCTTGCATCTTTTACATATCTATTCACATAATTCAAGCAACATTCAAGTATTTGTGGGTAATAATCATTATTAGTATTTTTAGAAAAGAATATTTGATATTCTATTTGGTAAAATTCTTTTAATCTCATATTACTCAATGTTTTATCTTGTTCTTTTCTAAACGATTTATTATGTTGATATACAACTAATGGTAATCTGTATTTTATTTCATTATGAACATTCAAAAGATGTTTGGCGTACACATAAGAACTTTTTGTACTTTCGGGTCTAAGAGCCAAATCATCAAAATTTTGTAAGAACACATCATCTTTTGTATAATTTTCGTTTATTAATTCTTTTGGAATGAATAAGGGTGCATCAACTTTAACAAATCTAAATGCTGAGTTCATTTTCATTAAACATTCTTTTAATTCCATAGTCAACATTTTTTCAAAGAATTCTTTTAGAAGAATTTCTTTTTCGTCCCAGAACATCAAACTATTTTTTTCGTATAAATTTTTCATTTTTTTACCTTTTTAATTCTTTTTAACAATTTTTAGTCATATAACAAAAAACCCGAAAGTTATTTTATTTACTTTCGGGTTTTTTTATTATATTCTTTTTGAAATCATCGTTCAAATAGGTACAATACACCCGAAAGCGTGCCTGCTGGTCTGCCTCCTGTTACGGGGGCTGTTGCGGTCACCACGGTTGTATTTGTCCTCAAGTTGTTCATAATTTCTATTTATTTAATTGTTTGTTATTATTTCCGAATTGTTTTACAAAAGTAAAACTTATTTTCCGATAAAAAAAACTTAATTTATATATATTTAAAAAAATGTCGTTTTTTTCTGTTTTTGATATAGTTTATAAGGTGAAAAAAGTTTAATTTATTTTTATTTCCATCCTAATTTTTCTAATTTGCTTAATCTTTCAGTTTTTTGTAATTTCATTTTTCTAATCTCTTGATTAGTATAGAAGTAGTCGTATAGATATGGCATTGTACCTTTTCCTGGTTTATTAATTTTATTTTTAATTGTTTCAAATACTGTATTCTCTTCAAAAGTTCCATGATTATTTTGTACCAAAAAATCACAACCGACAGCTATAATTTGACCACATTTAGAATGTTGTCCATTTATAAATCGTGTACTATCATCAACATTAATAATTTTATACACCTTATCTACTTCAAATTCAGTATCTGATAGTTGAAATAGACAAAAACAATTTTCATATTGATCAAATTTCTTTTTACAAATAAGTAAATCACCATTTTTATATAAAGGTACCATATCAGACTTAATTTTTTAATTTTCATTTTAGAAATAATTTTCTTCTAGTTCATAGAAACCGATTTCGTGTTCGCCAGAGAATTTAGTTCATCGTTTGACATTTTACTATAATCAATTTCTTCTTTTTTCATTTCGTTAAATTTTTTAATATTCATTATTACTTGGTTATTTTAATATTCCCAGCCGTTATATTTTTTGGTTTCAGGAATTTCGGTTACTTTGGTTCTACGGATTTTACGGTTACGTTGATTTTTCATCCATCTTCTGGAGTGTGATTTACCACCTAACCATCTTTCAAGATGTTCTATTTGTTCCATTAAAAGTCCCATTATAAATTATATTTTTTTGATATACTAATTAATCTTAATCTTTCTGCTTCTTTTTGTTCTTCTTCTGTTAAATCTCTAGTTAACTGAAAATCTGTACAATAATATCTATTTTTTTCGTTTTGTACTTCAATAAAAATTATATTTCTATTTTGTCTATGTTCAGAAAATCCTACAATTTCAACAATTTCTCCTTGACCAACGTGAGGTTTGGCTAATATCTTAACAATTTCGCCTAATTTAAATCCAGCGTATTCTTTATATTTTTTCATTCTATTGCTGAAAATTTCTTTCTATCTAGTTCAGTAAGTTTTTTATATTGATTTTCGTCTACTATATCAAGTTCTGAGTAAGTTGTTTTTCCTGTGATTACGCTGAATCCTCTTTTTTTACCTGTATTTGAACAATGTACACAAGTTGTTGCATTTGGTAGGGCTTTCACTCTACCTTCGGGTATAACTTCTCCACAAATTTTACAATATTTCATAATTTTGATTTATAATGCAAATATACGGATTAGTTTAGTATAAAAAAATTATAAATTATATTTTTCTGCTTCTTCTGCCAATAGATATTGAGCAACTTCTTTTTTTGTCATTTTTATTAAATCCTTTGCTGGAAAATATAATATTTCACCTTTTTTAGATTTTATTCCACATAAATCTGATGATTTATATGTTGAAGAGGATGGATTTTGAATACTATAAATATTAAAAAGTTTCTTTTGGAATTTAGAATATGATCTTCCTCGTCTAATTCGCACATTATCACCAATTATAATCAAATCATCCTTAAAACCTTCAAATAATTTAATATATTTCATATATTATATTTATTTATATCTTTTTTATAATTTTTGATTTGTTTAGTTTGTTCGGTGTCTAGGTTTCTTTCGGGTACAAATTCATCCATTTCTTCTAACTCATCGTTCCATCCTTGTGTACCTATTTCAATACCAAGGTCAGAAAAGTCTAATTTCAATACTTTATTAATTGAATCAATAGTCCTACCTACATTTGGTTCTTTTGTAAGGTAAATATAAAATTGTTCTTTATCTGGTTCATACATACTACCATTTATATCATATCCGCAAAATTTTCCATCTTCAAATTGACCACGAATTTCTTCTATAAGATGTGCTCTATCAATATTATCTAAATCTTTACCTCTATAGTTATATGCTTCAAATTTCTTAATTTCCATTTTATAATTTATTTCTTAGTTCTTCAACAGTAATGGGTTCAATTTTATACTGCATAAAAATATATTTATCTTGTACATAATTTCTTCCAGGTTTTTCTATTAATGGTTTTTTATTAACTGGCACTATATTATTTTTTTTATTCCATTCTTGAGTTATATCTTTTTCTTCTATAATTTTTACACCAAGTTTTTCTAAGGTTTTATATAGATAATATCTATACATTTTTGATCTTCTTTCGTCACCTTCTTCTTCTGATTTTGAATTTATCCATATACCTACTACTAATGTATCTTCTTCTAGATTAGAATCTTTAATCCAAGTATTAACTACAGCAATTATATTTGCCATAACTAATAGTGCATCACCATCATTAGTTCTAATTGCGGTGTAATCTATTCCATCTTCAATCATAAAATCAATTTTAACTACGGCTGATTTTGGATCACCTATGGAAATTCTCACTAGGTAAACTCTCTCTTTAACTTGAATCCAATATGTCCATTGTTGTGACTTACGATCAAATTTTTGTTGTAAGATATTAGGTGTAACAACAGTATCTGCGATTTCTGTAATTAAAAATGAATTAAAATTTGTTATCATAATTGTCCTAATTCTTCTTTTGTTATACCCATTGAGATAGCTAAATTTTCTAATTCTATTTTATCCATATTCATTATTTTATTAAGAATCATTTTTTTAGCGTTTTCATTTTGTGTATTTTTCATTGTGGTTGAAAATTGGTCTACAATATTTCCTTTATTTGCGGCATTTTGATTTAATAAAACAAATTTATTTTTCAATAAGTCAAATAAAGATATATTAAACCATTTTGTAGAACTTTTTTTATATTTTAATAAATCATTTGTTACTTCTGTTTCAGTTGGTTGTGCTGTAGTTTCTGGAGTTGCAGCGGGTTCGTCGTCTGCTTCTAATATTTTATAAATATTAGACATTATACTTTCTGTTGTTGGTGTTGCAGGTGCGGGAGTTTGTTGTTTATCTAATCCAGCGTCTTTTTTTATTTCTGGTATAACTGCTTCTGTAACATATTGTTGAACTGCGTTTGAAAATTGGTCTTCTGGATAACTCATTAATTTTTGTAATCTTTTATCTCTTGATTTTTCAAATATTTTTTCAATTGTAAACTCATCATTTTGTAATTTAGTAATTACTGGTTTTAGTGAGAAATAAAAATATTTTATATTATCGGTAACAATTTTATTAATTGCTTCTACTGATTCGGCTTTATTTATTTCATTCTGAATAGTAATTTGGTTCGTTTTAAGATACTTTTGGTATAAAGCAGTAGGATTGTTATCAGTTTCTAATTTCTTTGTATAATCAACGAAGGTCTTATTTAATTGAGGATTAGGATCCTTAAATATATTAGTATATTGTGCCTTCAAGAAAGCAGATACCGAAGATGTTGCGGTTTCAAACAAAAACGTAGAATAAGTAGTTATTTTGTTCATCATTTTATTTTTTTGCTGACAATCTTCCTAAATCTTTTGTATCAATAAACCAACCATTTTGATTCATCACAGTTTTTACATTAACACCATTATCAGCGACTTTAGTTACTGTTGCTTGTGAAGTTTTTCCTTCTTCATTTGTATATGTATATTCTGAGCCAACTTTAAAATCTTTTGGTTTTATTACTTTGGTCTTAATTGCGCTTGCTGGTACCCAGAACATAGTTCCTGTTTTTACACTTTTAACTTTATAGTTTCCTTTATTTTGAGGATCTTCAACTCCTTTTTCATCTTTACCAAGTTCACCCATAACTTGAACATTAATATCAGCATTATTTTTCTTACTAAAATATGTATATTCGGTTCCTTTTTTAACTTGAACTTGTTCTTGTTGTTCGCCTAATTTTGAATTTAGTTCATCTAATGATTTCTTAAATGCTAAATCACTTTCTTTCTTTGTTTTAGTTAATTCTAAAACTTTATTTTTATCACCAACTTTTTGATAAAAACCATACCATTGTTCATACATATATGAATTGAATTGGTTTTTCATAACCAATGAAAATTGGGTTAACTTATCAGATGAATAATCAGGATTTTTTGATAATTTTGTTACAATTCCATTTATTTCAGTTTCAAACTGTTTTTTTAATTCTTCTATTCTTTTTGTTGTTATATCAGCAGCGTTTTTTATTTGTTCAGGTGTTAAATGAACCATATTTTTTTGTTCTTCTGTATTCTTTTGTTGTTCAGGTGTTTCTTTTACAGGTGCTGTTGCTGGTGCGGTTGCGGTTGCTGTGGCATCAGCCTCATTTAATTTATCTACACCAGAGAAAGAGTAACTTGCATTAGTTGCACCTGAAGCTGGTGCTGGTGTTTCTGCCGGTTTTTCTGGATTCACACCTTTAACTGTTTCAACGTTTGTCATTTTTGCAAAAGTATCATCAACCATTTTTTTATATTTATCATATACAGCATTTATTTCTTTTGAACCCTTAATTTTATTTGCAAGTTTAACTGTACTATTCCATAGACTCTTAAACATTTTTCCTAAAAAGCCTTCATTTAGAAGTTCGTCTTCTTGTTTAAGATTCAAGAATTCATTTTTTGAATATAAATTTTTCATATGTGCATTTATTTTTTTTTTATATATAAAAATTTAAAATTCATTTAAGGTTTATATTTTTATATATATAATTAAAAAAATATTTTATGCCAGGAACAATAAAAAAAGTTACCACGCCATTTGGAGATACATATACTTTAAAAGGTAATTTATATACTTATATAGGAGAAGTTATATTAGTTCATAGTAATTCAGGTTACGTTCCAGATGGATTCAAAGTAGATATTTATAAAAATGGTAGTATTATTGGAACTAAAAAATTTTCTAGCACATTCAACACTACAATGAATGGAGTATCTTATGATGATGGTATGACTGCATCATTATACGTCACAGAAATGAACGGAGAATCTTTTGGTTTTATTTTTGATGGTACAATATATCCAGCAGATAAGCCAACAACACAATCAACAACACCAAAATCAAACACTGTCAATAATACAGATACTATCACAGGCACAACATTTAATAGTCCACCAACTGCGGATTTAGAAAAAAAGAAAAAAGAATTAAAAGATAATGTTGTTAAATTACAGAAAATAGGATTACCACCAGTTGCAGAAATTGGACAACAATTATGGGAGAATATGATAAAACCAAAAATATTAACAAACAGACAAATAATGAAAAAAATGTTAATGTTACAGGGTCAAGCATATCCAGAACCAATGACAGAAGAAGATGCTCAATTTATAGTGTATGGTAAAGTATATTACAAAGATGGTAAATTATATGATAATGAAATAGAAGATCCAGCATGTGTATCACAACCAACGGATGATGACTATGAACCACCAATAGACGAAAATCATCCATTATGGAAAAAAGTTGTTGGAATGTTAGATGATATAAAAGACTCATTATTACAATTAGGTATTAAATTAGGTGAATTTTTAATAGCACAACCTCAAGCAATTGCAAATATGGCAATATCTTTATCGGCACTTGCATCATCGGTTGTAATTTTACCGTTTGGTTCTGGTTTACCAACTGCTTTAAGTGCCGTACAAACTATGATGAAAACCATCAAAGATTTACAAGCTAAAACAGCAGAAATATTACCGTTATTGGCAATTTTAGATTTTATTGCATTGGTTCTACCAAAAAACGCACAATCTATTATTGCTCAAATAAATGTAATAATTGCAATTTATCTTGGTGTATTAACGGCAATAACTGCGGTATTAGGTATATTAGAAAAAATAACAAAGGCTCTTGATAAATTTAAAAAGAAACAAGACAATAAAATAACTGCAAAATTAATAGCCAATCCAAATCCTGTAACAAAAAGATCAGATGGTACAGAACTAAAGGTAGAAGCATCTGGAGGAGATTGGCAATATACATTTAGATGGACAGATCAACTTGGAAATCTAATACCATTAGAGTCAGGTATAGAACCTGATGATGATAATGGAACGAGAAAAGTTACACCTCAGGTAACAACAATTTATACTTGTAGAATAGTTGATGGAACAGGAACAGTAAAAGAAGTTTCAATACCTGTTATAATATTACCGTTTGGTTAATATTTTTTGAAATTTTCAAATTTCACAGTAAGTTTTTTATCTTCAACTCTTAGTGGAAATTTAATTGGTGATACTAATTTTATTAATTTAGTTTCAAAAGGATTTACTTCATTATTTGTTATTAGGTTATTTGACAATGTTAATTCATTATTTGCTAATCTATTATTTATAAATTCAACAACTTCACTTTCACTATTTCTAACAAGAAAATCAAAATAATCTTGTAATTTATTTATATTTAATATATTTGTCTTCACATCATCGTAGAAATAAATTTTATTAAAAGATTCTTTTTTTACTGGTATAAATCTATTCCCTTCTATATTTAAACCTACTAAATGTTCTAATAACACTTTATTTTTATCATAAGTAACTTTATCATCATAGCCAATCATTCTAATAGATTCTGAAACAAAATAAATTTTATTTATTTCTAATCCATATTCTTGTAATTTTACTCTTAATTTATTAAGTAGTGCAGCATGTTTTTTTCTATCACTTCTGGCGGTTAATACACCAAGTTCAATATCTTTTCCTATTAAATGTTTTACATTATTAAGTAATAATTGAACATCTTTTTTATTTAGAATATCATCATCAAAAAATTCAACATAAGAAATACCTATATCTTTTAATCTTATATTTTTTCTTTTTCTTTGGATTCTTTCCATCATATCTCTTGAGATAAAAAAAGATTCATTATTATAATCAACTAAAATATCATCTTTTGTATAAATACCACTTCTAATCAATGCAAATTCTGCTGGTGATATTTTTAAAATTGCTTCATTGGGTTTATTTTTATCAATAACCCAAATATCACTTTTGATATACCATAAAGTATTGTCCAAATCAAACATAGCCAATTCCTTATTATTCATTAAAAAATATTAATTTTTTATCCATATATTTTTAATCTAAAAATTTTAATAATTCTAATTGATGTCTTTCAATAATTTTTATTGCATCTTTTTTTGAGAAAAAACCAGCTTCAACTGTTTCACCTTTCAAAAAGTTACCTAATATCATATCATTAAACAATCTAACATTCATTTCGTCTTTTTCTATTCTAACGACGTAACATGTTAGTGTTTTATTGGCTCCTGCTTTAAAGTATTCAACAACAACTTTTTTACCAGACCTTAAATGTCTTTTTTTTATTTTTATTCTAGATTCTTCTTCTAATTCACGTAAGGCAGTTTCCATTTTGGTTAATTTGCCTTCAATATGACCCTTTGGAATGGACCATTTTCTCATTCTTCTTTTGAATTTTTTGGGACGGACTAATAATATCTTATTATTATAAATAAGAACAACACCTGAAAGTTTATGATTAACTGTTGAGGCTTTTTCTAATACCGAATATTCGTTAAAATTCATCATGAAAGATATATATAAATTATGGGGTTTCTATTTCTGTTATTTCTGAATTATTTGCTATATGAACTGGTATATTTTTTATACCTTTAAAATCTATAAAGGCTATCTTCTCACCTTCTTTCCAATCTATTTTATCCACTATATCACCAATTTGAGGTAATTGTTCTAAAGTTATTGTAAAGGATTCATTTAAAGATTCTTGTACAGATTCTGTAAACTGAACATAATTTTTTAATTTTTTCATAGTTGTTTGGTTTTCTAATATATATTATATTTTAAAATCAAAAAAGTCTACTTTCGTAGACTTTTTTGATTTTATTAAGGTTTATACTTTCCTAATTTATTCATCATAGAATTCATATCTGGCATACTCTTTGAATAATCTGGTGTACTAGGTTGATTTTTCTGTGATTCTTTATGCTGTTTATTTTCTCTTTCTATTCTATCATTTAGCCTTTTAACATATTCCTCATATTCCCACCAAGATAAAATATTTATATAATGTGGTGGTATATGGTCTATATCCATAAAACCAAATTTATTATCCAAAATATTCATCAAGGGCATCTGGAATAACGAAAATAGTTGAGGCTCCTGCGGGAAAGCTCATGTCCGTGTGGACCTCCAAACCACACGACGGACAATTATTTTTCATTTCTTTAATACCAAATAACATTTGACCTACCGCTTGATTCAAAATTTGAAATGTTTTCATTGGTAAATTTTTAAACTCTTGTTCTTTTGCTTTAATACCATCTTCTGATATTTTTGCTCTATCATGTAACATAAAAGAAGCCAATTTTAAAAATGCTACGTTTGGATTCTTATCAACTTGAACTTTACTTTTTATATCACCAAATAAAATTTCTTGAATTCCAATTGTAGGTGGTGCTAATTTATAATCAACATCTTCAATTCTAAACACAAAAACTCTTTCTTGTGGGTCAAAAAATTTAGCTAATTTTTCTGGCATTTCATAATTTACAAAACTTTTTTGAACTTTATCAGAACTTGTTGCCCTTAATTCCATCTTAAATTCATGATGACAATTATCACAAACTACATCTTTTGATAAGTTTTTACCACCTGGAAAAGTCAACTCTCTAATCATAAATATTAAAAATAAACGATCACCATCACGCAAATCTTTATAAGAACCTTGCATTCCGTTTTGATATGTATATCTTAAACAAGAACTTAAAATTTGATTCATTTTTTCTGTTATATCCAAATAATTATTATCATCTACAATAGAATAAGCTTGAACCTCTTGAACTCTTGCTGCTCTAATACTAATTTTTGTGCCTGGTTTATAAAATATACCACAAGGTAAAACATCCAATGGTATCAATAAATATTCATTGGAAGGTACATTATCCATATAAGAAGTTGAATCTTTTTTAATCACATCTAAATCATCACTTTCAGAAGTGACAAAATTTTGCTGAAGATAATTTAGTGATTCTTGTTCTTTCTTATTTTTGAAATCTTCACTCATATTTTCTATTTTTTTATTTTATATATTAAATACTTTTCGTCCCATGAAAAATAGATTATAAATTTAATATATAGATATATGAAATATATAGAAATGTTTATTAGCAAAATTAAAAAACTATTCATTAAAGAAAAACATGTAGAATGTAAAACAGATGAATACTGTCCAATATACTTATCCTATGTGAGTAAGTATGGTGAAAAATCACCAGAAGTTAAATTATGTAAAAATCCAAATAAACAATATTGTACAAAATATAGGTTAGTGGACAAAACAAAATGGAAAACAATTTCAAAAGAAGAAAAACTTGATATTATTAAAGAAATGCACTTAATTGATTTTGTTGAAAATAAAAAACCTTATTAAGTCTTTAAACCTTATCAATTGAAAATAAACCTAATTTTGACATACCAAGTTCTAAATCTGATATCAATTTAGAAAATTTTTCTATGTTCTCAGGATTATCTTTAATATAATGAGTTTCATATAACTTATTAATCATCTTACAATGATTAACCAAAGCCTCAAATAAAATATTTGGTGATAGATTATTCTTAGTTTTTAATTCTGCAAATTGTAATTCCTTTGAATAATATTCACTATTATTCTGAGTTGTAACTCCACAACTTTTAATATGAGCCATTGTATAACTCAAATATAATCCTAATGATAATTTAGGATTCTTAATTAACTTTGTATCAATAGATTTACTACTTGAAGTAGATGATTTCAATATTTGACCAGCAATAATATTATACACAAGTTTAATATCATTATTAAATTGAGGTAATAAATCATTAATAAAATCAGATAAGAAAATTATATTTCCTTCTGAACTTGACATTTTTTTACCATCAAGTAAAACTAATCCCAAACCAATATGATTTGTCTTTTCTTGTAATTTATTGAGAGAATTAAAATGATTTTCTTGTTCTAATCCAGTTAAATAAAGTGTTGAAGAATCTAAATGCTGTGCCAATGCAACATCTTGATAAAAATAACTTGTTGAACCTGAACTCTTTATACCAACAATCTTCTCTCCGTCAATATCAAATATTTTTGAACCAATATAATCGCCTTCACCATCTTTTAATATGGATTCATCTTCTAATTTCATTTTAGATGCATAAAAAATTTCATCTACATTATACCCAAAATCTTCACAAATTTTGTAATATGTTTCAAGTGCATCTTCTTTTTGTACTTGTCCATCTAAGGTATCACCAAGTATTGCAATAAATTTTTTTCCAATTCCTAATTTTTGAAAGGCATTTGCTATCACAAGATTAGACAAATGACCAACATGTAAATGTTTATTTAAGTTAGGACTAAATCCATCAACATAATCATAAAATTTAGGCTCATTAAATGCTTCTGAAATATTAAAATTATCATTTAAAATTATATTAGTATAGGGTCCTGATTTTTGAGTAGAAAGATTCCAGTACTGACACCATTGCATAACTTCATCACTCGGTGTACCAAAAACACAGAAATTAAATCCAAATTGAACTGGTGCTAACTTTATTTTATTTATATCTATCTTCATTCTGCAAATATACGGATTAATTTTTAATTAATAAAATTTATATATAATTTATGATTAAAACTTATGAGAATTTTAATGAAATAAATTATAAAATAGGTGATTATGTTTTAATAAATAAAAATTATTTCAAAGATTTATTACCATATGGTAAAATAAAGGAAGAAGATAAAGATTATGCAGCAGTTCCTTATTTAGTAGGACTTATTGATAGTACCGATTTTTGGATCAGGAAAGATATGATTATCAGAAAATTAAATCAAAAAGAAATTGATTTATTTGAATTACAAATTACATCAAATAAATATAATTTATAATTTTTTAATCTTCGTCATTTCTTCCTTGTAATCACGACCAGGAAACATTTTTTCAAATTGTCTTTTACTTATCATTTGCATAAAATCCTCCCATGGAATAAAACCAATTCCTGACCTTACAAACATCATTTTATAATTATCTATGATAGGCTTAATCTTTAATATGTTAATAAATCTTTCTCTTGATGACCAACCATAAAGAGAGTCAAAACTACTCCATCTTTGATTATTTACACCAAATCTTTTGGTCTTAAACAACAAATGAATGACCAACTTCCATTCACCTCTTAAATATTTATATAAGAAAATTGATCTTCTCACATATTTTTATAAATTTTTGAAAGTTTTTCTAACTTTGGTTTTCTATTTTTCTTACTTATCAAACATCTATATTTAGCAGATATATAATCATTAGGAACATTTAGTAATCTTAGTCTTAGAAACATTATATCTCTTGTTAAGTAATCACAATGAAATCCTATTTGATATAGTAAGTATAAACAATTATCTTCTATACTTAATAATTCTTTTAAATTTTCAGGATTATTCCAATTCAAAGCAGAAACTTCAATATCATTAACAGAAAAATATCTATTATTTATATCAATTCTTGGACGATCAATAAAATCAACATAAGAGAATTTAAATTCATCTAAATTATTTATTATAGTAGAATTAAATTGTTCAATTCCCATTTCATAATATTCATATTTTGGTGTAGGTTGATTTTTTGGTAGTATCATACCCATTCCATTTCCTGACGATATATACATATTAAGTGAGGTGAAAAGTTCTCTGTTTTCAATAATAAATTCCATTAAATTCATATTCATATATAGTAAAAAAATAAAAAAAAGATACAAGAAATTGTATCTTTTTTAAAGTGTTGAAAATGAATTTAAAAAAATTTAGGTCTATTTAAATTTCCTTCATATATCACACCATCAATCTCTCTTGTTGTTGCCCATAGAGGTCTTAAATTATCTAAAGCACATACAATTTTTACATCTTCAGTTGATGCAAAAGAAATCACAGGTGTAATATGATCTATGTGCCAAATTCCATGATTATCCCAACTCATTCCAGATAAAAATTGTTTTTCTATATGCTCTTTTAATTCTATTGCTGAATAACCCAACATATCTATTGTATGTCCTTGTTTTTTTGTTCCTAATCTCTTTAGAGTTGAATAAAGAACAGAACGCCATGCAACAATATGAGGATTGTTTTCTCTATATCTTTCTTGAATAATAGCATTATTTTCTAAATTATTTCTTGAGTATTGTCTTGCTTCTTCTCTATGTTCTTTTCTATAATCTTCAAGATACTCTTTAATTCTTTGAGAATTATTTGTATCATTTCTATATTGTTCCTTTTGAACTAAAATTTTATCTCTATTCTCTTTATGATATTCTTTTTTCCTTTCAAGAACCTGATCACGATTTTCGTCATATCTATTTTTATCGTAATCCTGTCGTTTTTCTTTAAAACCTGGTGCTTCTTTATATTTTTTCTGAATATCCTTTATACATTCTTTACATTCATTTCTATGACCATCAGATGTTCCTTTTTTTAAATGAAACTCATTTATGTATTTAATTTTTCCACAAACCCTACATGTTTTTTCCATAATTTCTTTTTTATTCTATATATAAAATATATTGTGTCCCAATAATCAAAAAAACAAAAAAAGATGTAAAAAATACATCTTTTTTTTTGTAAAGTGTTGATAAACAACATCATGGCCTAATAGTAAAAATCTTCCCAGTAATCTGATAAGAATGTACAAGACATATCCATAATATCTGTAGTTGATTCCCAACTTAGTTCTTCAACTCCTGTAAATACTTTTAACATTGCGTTATGGTAAGTAACTCTACGAATAACTTTTCCTTCTTTATCATGTTGATGGATAATAACATCACCTACTAAATTTTTCTTATAGTGAAGTGTACCAGTTTCGTTATTCCAACCTAAATCGTACCAATCTTTTAACATTTTGAAACAAAACATTTGATAATCATCGTTTTGGTTAAGGTTAAATGAGATTGCCAAATCATCAACGTGAGTTTTATCTGGCATCATAAGGAATACTCTAGTTGAGTATTTGAACTTTTGAGTTTGTGATTGTAAGTCAGGATAAGTTGGAAACTTAGCTGTTTTTGTGTTTTCCAAAAGAAGATGTGTAGCGTTTGGATGAATAGATTGAAGTACGGTTGGTAATATAATCGTAACTTCATATAGATTTTTGTGTATCGGTTCCCATTTTTCTTTATGAGAATCTACTTGTGTGAAGTGTGCTAAACCCATTTATTTATGATTATTTTTTATTATATATTAAAAATCTTTCTGTTCCTTGAAAAAAAATATTTTTTGAAAAATTTTCCTAATATAGACGTTGATAATCAAGGATTTCAAAAAAAAGTTCAAAAAACGGAAAAAAATTATTTATATATACAAACCTTTAAAAAGAAAAAAGAGAGAAATTTTCTCTCTTTTTTCATTCAAAATTAATTGTTTATTTGAATCCCATAGATTGAATATCACCTTTTTTCATAATTGTAATGTTATTTACAATGATACCCATTCCTTTGATAATTTCAACATATGTATCAAGAACACCCATTTGTAAGTCAATTACATAATCAGTATTATTTGTTTCATCACAAACGTTCCAGAAGTCGTAGAAACCATTAGCGTCTAATATATCTTTACAGATTTTATCTGCTCTGTATTTGATTTCTGCTCTGATTTCAGGTGTATTGAAACTCCATTGATATCTAAGAAGCATATCGTATAGTCTATTTTCAAGTTCAATAAGTACTTCTCTTGAATGTAAGAAGCTAAGTGAACTATAAGGGAATACTTGTGCGGATGCTTCATCGTTGATACAGTATCCATTGTTTATTTTGTAAACAATTGGGTTTGCATTCATTTGATGTAAGTATTCAAGATCAGTATTGGTAAAGTCCATTTCTGTTTTTGTTATGTTTTGAACTCTACCGTTAGTGATACCTGCACAAATTGTCCAAGGTAACATACCAGCCACATTAGATACAAATTTCTGCATGTATGTTGTTGCGGCATATGATGCAGGTGGAATCCATTTAGGAATACCATTATCATAAATTCTGATATATGGGAAGAAATATCCTACACAACTTCTACCATCAATTTCACCGTGTTGTTGTGCGAACTGATAGTAATAATCAGGATTTTTAGTTTCATCTGCACCAGTTTTAACATATTCAAGATTAAGAGTACCGTCATCATTTACAAATGATGGATTAGTTGATTCTCTAAAGATTTTGGCACTTGGCATACTAATAAATCCTAAGGCATTAAGTTTCATACCACAAAGATCTGCTAATTCTTGTTTTGAACCAAATCCTTCTGGAGGTGTAAGTCCTAATCCAAATGAATCAACAAGATATCTCCAAGTAATCTTATTTTTATCTGCTAAACCTTTTGCAAGATTTGTATCTTTATTAATGATATTAAGAATTGCATTTTGTCGTTCATCTGTACCATCTGGAATTGAATCTGTATGTACAACGAATGGAGAGATTTTCAAAGCTTTATATTCATCAACATATTTATCAATTGAAGGATAATTAAATGTTTGATAATCATATCCTGTTCCTGATCCTGATGATCCAGAACTTCCTGATGATCCAGAAGTTGCAATATTAAAATCTACAATTTTAATAGGTGCGTCAGTATAAAGGATCTTAAGATTTACATCATTAGGATCATTTTTAACATTAACAATTCTGGTTAACTTTCTAGGTACTGAACCTTCTAAATAACCTGGTCCTGAAGGTGCTTCCCAGTTAGCTTCATCATAATAAGCGGCTAAGAAACTTCCTTTAGTAATTTCAGAATATCTGTCTTTATTAACGTATATTTGTTGACAAGTTGTAAGATCATCACCAATCCAAGTTTCAATTTCAACTGATTGTTCCCAATTAGTTTTCTTTGAATGAATTATTAATCCACCAATATCATAAGTACCATAACCAAAATCAGGTGTCGTTGCTACACTCCAATTAGTTGGAAAAGTATCAACTGCATAAGGAGTATCTGTAAGAGTTTCAGACACAAAATCAACGGTTAAAATACTACTTTGGTCTATAAACATTTTCAAATAACCTTTATTTGTAGAGCCTGTACTATTATATTCATAGAAATAATCTAAGTTATTAATAACACCATTATAATAATCCAAGTAAAATTGTGAATATTTACCAACAATACCAGTTTTTGCTGAAATATAACCAGCAGTACTTAGTACACTATTTACTGTTAATAAATTAGTAGTAGTATTTGCACCATCTTGTAATAAAAACTCATTATCTATGTAATATAATAAGAATGTATTACCTATATGGCAAACTGTTTGGTCTGATGTTCCAACATAAATTTTAATTTTAGCGTTTGCGGTAGATGTAGGAGGAGTTGCAATTGATAATGTAACAGAAACCTTATCACCATCACTAAAATCACCAGTATTACCACTTGTAATAATAACACTTTTTACTCCTACATTTGAATCTAATTCATTAAAAGCTTGAATTGCTCTTAAATAATTATAATCTTCGTATGCTCCTGTTTTACCAGAAGTGCCATTAAATTCTATATTGATAAAATTACCAGTAGTATCAGTACCATCAGTTATTGCGATTGTGTAACCACTAAGTCTAACATCACCTATTGGGAGATAATATGCCGTTGCTGAAGCATTATCTACAGTAACAGGATAATAATTAACTGAATATGTAGAACCAGTTTTTGTATGATGTAAATAACCTAGTATAATAGTTTCATCTAAACTGTATGTATAATCAGGTTTAATTGCGCCTGTGAATGTAGTTGATGGAGAGCCATATAATGTATTTATAACATTATCACTTGTTAAATATAACACATCATATCTTGATCCTACTGTATAGGTAACACTACTTACCGTTACTGTAGTGTTTGTGAATCCTGATGTTAATGTACCATTCATAACATTATATCCAAAATCATCATAAACAAAATCCATTGTACAAAATGTTAAACCAGAAACTGGTTCATTATTTGGATATATATCGGTAAATCCATTTATATACATACCACTTCTATTTAGATCACCTGGATAATTATTATAAGTTATTGTATTTAAAGTATTTGACATCACATTATTACCAGAATCTAAGAATTTTGTAGTATAAGTTGTAGTTTCTTTAAGAGTTGTTTCATATGACATAAACTTAATACTATCAATATCTTGTCCAACAATAACATCACCAATAATATCTAAGTTACCTAATTTAAAATCTGCTTCTAATAGTGAATTTTCATTATAAGTACAGAATAAACCAGTTTTATCAGTATTGTTATTGATAACATTTTTAATGTACATATCTCTGTTGTTTAAATCTTTGAAATATGGTATTAAGGAACAGTCATATTTAGCAAGAATTGTAACAGTTCTTTCTGCTAAGAAATTATTGACTTGAGTTTTTATCAAACCATTTTTATTAAAATATTTACCAAATGTAAGATCATTGCTTAATGTTCTATAATCTGACCAATCACCAGCAACTACTACAACAGTTACTAAATAGTCAGATATCCATTCTCTATAATCTATGTATGCTGGAACTTTTGTTCTATCACCATACCATTCTTCTGCGGTTACATCAAACCCTGTTACACTTGATTTGAACATAAATACAGTAATATCTTTATCACCCATATTTGTAATATGGAATAGTCTTTGATCATCTTGAACACCATAATTATTAGATTTAACAACATTTAAGAAAGCATCTGTATCTCTTTCCCAGAAAGCTTGTCTGTTAAAGAATGATTCATATGCTGATCTTTTAACGTCACCATTTTGATATTGTGATGATACTGAGATGGTCTGCCAGTCTACCTTATCTCTATTAGGATTAGTTGCTAAGAGATTCAAAGCCCAAACTGGACCACTTCTTAACATTTGTTTGACGGTTTTGTGAAAAAATGAGCCTTTATTCTCTAATCTTCTATCGTCATCACCAAAAATTGAAGTGAAATCATTAGGATTTGTTACATAAATTGGTGAGTTAAAAGGTCCTTTTTTAGAAAACCCCGGAACCAAATTTACAAGAACATCCTGTACTGGAAGTTCTATAATACTACTATCAATCTCTTCAATGAAGATACCTGGTCTTTTGTATTTTCCGAAATCTTTGTCTTTGATTGGCATAATTAAAAATTATTTTTTATTGTATATATTAAAAATTATTTTGTAAAAAATCTTATTTTAGATGTTTTTACTTTTTTATTATATATTAATTTGATTTTTTGAAAAAAAGCCAAAAAACATGCAAAATACAACTCAATTTTTTATTTTAAATAAATTTTATATATTTGTAAACAGTGAAAAAATAAATAGTCCTGATTTTTTTTATTCGGATAAAAATTGTACTTTTGTACTGTTGAAACACTAAAAACATAAACTATGAGATACTATTATAACCAAGGTTCAGTTGCAATCAGTAAAGATTTTGATTCAGTAAAAGTGAATGAAGATCTTGATAAATTTGAAAACAAAGTAGAAGGTGGTGTTCTCACAACCACTTTTGATGGTCGTATTATCTGCAAAGCAGATGTATCAAAAATATATTATAACTTTGATTTTACCAGTTTCAGTAAATCAATTTTAGCTGAAATTACAAAATATTTTACTCCTGAAAAATACTCACTTAAAGTTGCAAGTGGTGTTCAGGAAATTCGTCTTATTGGTGATGAACTTTTCATTGACAATCAAAAATATAAAAAAATGATTAGTATTGTTAATTCAACAGACAAATCAAAAGCATTATCAATGAACGTAGGTTTGGTAAAGGTTGACGAAAGAAATCGTCCACTTTCTTATACTATTCTCACAAGTTTTAGTAACAAACATTACAAATCAACATTACCTGAAAAAATCAAATCATTTTCAGATAATCTTATCAATTTCAATATTGATATTAATTTCCACATCAAAACTATTGAAGACCTTAAAAATAAGGAAGTTTCGCTTGTTAGTTTTGTAAAGAGTATTCTTTATAGGGAAGATGGAAAAGTTATTAAAACTGTTGAAATAAAACTTCGCGCCTTAGGTCACAAATTAATTTATGACTATGGTTTCAGAAAAAATTATTCTACTTTGACTAATTTAACTGATGCTAAAATCAACAATATTGTTGATATTGAAATGAATTCAAAAGTTTTATACGATGCTTATCTTGAACTTTTCAAAGATAGTGATACTTCAATTATCGCAAGGGAATCAAGAAGAATTATTGACGCATTAGAAAACTGTTAAGATTATGGAAAAATAAAAATAAATGAATAAAGAAGAATTAGAAAAATATATTGACCTTGAAATACAATGGTTGAATTATTACGCAAATGAAGAAACCAGAACTAAACTAAATGAAAATTCAGAGATTTACAGAGATTTAAAATCAATTGGATATACAAAAAGGGTTCTAAAATTAGACTCAAGATGTTGTCCATGTACTATAACTTCCGATGAAATTATAATAGAAGGAACAGATTTATCAGTTTTAAGGAAACATGAATATAATATAAGGGGTGAAAATAAATTATCACCTATTGAAACTTATATCACAATTTTTCCTGAAAAAAAGATGGAAATATTAAATAGATTAATTTATAAATATAAAAATTGAAAAATTATGAGTAATGAAGGACCAAAAGATGGATATGCGTTTATTATAGATACAAACTCATATGCAGGTAATTTTGAAAGAGAAATGACAGCACATTTAACAGGTATTGTTGGTGAATGTGGTGTTGGAGAGGAACTTATTGAAGATGAAGTAGCAGAAAAATTTGATGATATTGTACAACAAGTAGCAGATGAACATGGTTGTGAAAGACCAACATCATGCTGGAAAAGTGTTGACAAAAAGAATTATAACTCTGTTGCTATTTTCTTTTATGATAAACCAACACAAGAACAGATTGATTTTATGAAAGAACGCACAAAAACTTTTAATGTGGCACATAAAACAAAAGGACGAATGGCAAAATGGACAAAAAATGATCCTGATATTGAAATTTTAGGATTTAGACTTATTGAATTTGTATCAACTTCTAAAGAAATATCATTATGAGCAAAAGATTAATATACAATTTAAAAGTATGGCTTATTTATAGTATAATTTGTTATATTATACTTATTCCATTTGAAATATGGATAACTGGAATTTCAATCTCAATTTTAATTGGATTCTTTTTTGGTTGTCTAAATACAATAATAACAGAACTTCGCAAATTAAATGGTGAAAAATTTGAAAATATTGATTAATATGACAGAAAGAGAAATGTTTGAGAAATCATTTGAAAGACCTAAAAATTATTTTAAGTTGTCTCCTGAAAGACAATGGGAAATTGATGATCTTTTAGGTATTTTAGATTGGGAAGGTAGAGATTTAACGAAAGAAGACAAAGAAAGATTTGATAATTATTACGAATAATTTTTTATTTCGTGATAATTATTTTATATTTGAGAAGATTAATTTTTAATTTTTTAAAACAAAACCATATATTTTTACTATATAGTGGTTCTAAATTATGCTTATGAAAAAAGACAAAATAAACGAACTTGAAAAACAGTTTGAAGAACGCACAGGTGTAAATTTTCAAAACTTTTACAAGAATTACAAACCAAAGTTGATGTGGTATCTTTCCAGATACACAAAAGATCCAGAGGTTGCAGAAGATCATGTAGAAGATGCTTTTATACAAGCATTATTGAATATAAGCACGTACAAGAGACCTGATGAAGGAGGCGCACAAGTTAATACTTGGATTTACAAAATTGCCGAAAACATCGTGAAAAAGGCTCACAAAGATAGTGAAAGAATTCCTACCAATTCCTTAGACAAGGAAATGGTTGAGAATGTTCATTTATCTAATCTCATTCCTTATGAAGATGGTAAAAAGCACAATGATGAATATAATATATTCGTCAGAAAAGCTTCAATCATCAAAGAAACAATCTATAATTTACCTGAAAAGGATTCTAAGTACAAAAAAGTTTTAATTATGAGAGAAATTGAAGGTATGGCATATAAAGAAATTGCTGAAGAATTAAGTATTAATTTATCCACCATTAAATCTCAAATTAAAAAAGGTAGGAATATCATAAAAAAGAAGGTCTTTAAAAAATTTCAAGAAATAGACCACAATGGTATAGACGAATGATATCCTACGAAGGTTCAAAATGGTATGTAAAAATGTGGAGAGCAAGATGGTATTTATATGCCATCTTGCTTTATCTTAAGGAATATATTAGTATTGATGTGTGGTTAGAATTTTTTGTAAATGAAGGATTTGAAGATGATGTGAAAAAAAAATTCAGAACAGAATGGAAAGATATTAAAAAACACGTTGAATTAAGTAAAATGTATAAATTTTCCGCAAAATAATTTTTAATAATGAATAATAAATTGTAGTTTTGTATTTCTAAAAATATAAAAAATGAAAGACGACGAAAAACCAATTGAAGGTTATGATTTTTCCCTGAAAAAAGAAGAAATCAAAAAAATATTTAATACTCCTGATTATCAGGATTTTAAAAAGAAACAGAAGAAAACTCAAGCAAGGAGAGAAACTACATATAAGATAACATCAATTGGTAACTCTACTAATAATGTGAGAAATTTAATTCTTATAAACGTTGTACTCTTTTTATTTCAAGTATTCTCACCAATTATAACAAATATTGGTGCTTGTTATAATATAATGGATCCAAATTTTGCGATATGGCAACCTGTAACATCAATGTTTCTTCATGGTGGATTTATACATTTAGCATTAAATATGTTTGTATTATGGTCATTTGGAAATCAAATTGAAAATGTACTTGATGGTAAAAAATTTCTCACACTTTACTTTATAAGTGGATTAGGTGGAAGTTTACTTTGGATGTTTTTTGGTACAGGTCCCGCAGTAGGAGCATCTGGCGCATTATGTGGACTATTAGCGGCTTACATTTTCATAGCACCAGAAGCAAAAGTTTTATTATTCTTTGTAATACCTATGAAAATTAAAAATGCTGTATATGGATTTGCTGCTTTTTCATTCGTATTTGGTCTGTTATCACTAATAAATCCATCATTTGGCTTTGGTATTGGGCACTTTGCACACCTTGGAGGAATGATTGGAGGTTACTTATTAACATTATACTGGAGAAAGAAAAATCTAATACCATCTTATTAAGATAAATTTTTTTTATTCAAAAATAAATAGTACTTTTGCTGTATCAAAAAAATACAACAATGAAAAAAATAATCTCTATACTATTTTTACTCCTAATCTCGTTATCGGTTTTTGCTGAATCCAAAATGGATTCTGCATTAAGAGTAAATAAACAACAAAAAGAATTAAAAACCACTGATGGTGGACAAGAACTTGTAAACATCTTTACTCCTGATGAACAAAATAGTTTAAGTAGAAATACAGATACAATTGTTTCATCAAGTAAAACAATATGGAGTATTTTGAAACAAGAAGTAAAAATGTTTGGAATAAAAAAAACAATTCAAATTAATGCAAATATACTCCTACCTATTACAATTTTAATAATACTCCTTTTACTGTGGTTAAAAGGAAGAAAATAATTTAAAAACTAAAACAAATAAAAAACAAATATGTTAGATTTCTATAAACACGTAATTCCTGGTCAAATGCACGAAAAGCTAACAGAAGCTATCGTAGCAATGATGGCAACTGGTAATTTACCTTACTATGGTGAATTTGCTTTGTTCATCAACTTTTATGAATCAAAAAACAATCCTTATATTCCAACCGCAGGTGTTAATGTTACATCTGCTGGTATGAATTTTTATTGGGATCGCAAGTTTATTGATAGTCTTCCACAACCTGAAATCAATTTTCTTTTAATTCACGAAGAATTTCACATCCTTTTTGATCACATCAAGAGAAGTGTAGGATATGATGCAAGGTCTGCCAATATTGTACAGGATATGATTATCAATCAGATTATTCATGATGAAATTATGAAACAACAGGGACTTGGTACGGGTCCTAAACCTTTCATTGATACTCCAAAAGATATGTTCAAAAAAAATAGTGCATTATTTATTCCAAAAGAATATAAAGGCGAAGCTATCTTTGAAGATTTATACGAATGGTTTGTCAACAAAAAAAGAGAGTGGCAAGAAAAAAATAAGGACAAAATTCAGCAAATGAGAAAAGAAGCGAATAAATGTCCTAAATGTGGTACACCTATGGAAAGCGGTGAACCAGATCCAAATAAACAAGATAAGCAAGGTCAACCACAACCAGGTGACGGTGATGGTAAAGGAAAAGATAAACAGGACAAACAAGACGGTAAAGGTAAAGGTAAAGGTCAACAAGGTCAAGGTCAGCCACAACCAGGTCAAGGTCAACCAGGACAAGGTGGACAAGGTGGTGAACAAGAAAGTGACCAAGATGGTGACGGTGATGGCAACAGTCCAAATAAATGTCCTAATTGTGGTCATGAACACAGTAACAACAAATCTCGTCAGGGTCAGAAAGATACTGCTGGTAATGATAAATATGGCAAATATGGTAAGAATGATGCAGAAATGTACTCACTTGATACTATCTTTGAAGGTGAAGAAAGAGAAGAACAAAATACTCTTGACGCACACCTTGGTGATGATATTCCACAAGAACTTAAACGTGAAATCGTTGAGGGTATTATGACCAAACTTAAGAACCGTGGTTTAACATCTGGTGATGTTGAAGCAATTCTTAATAAACTTCGTAAAACTAAAAAGGACTATCTTAAAGAAATCAAAAGAACTATGAGTAATCATATCTTTGGTTCAAAGAAAGAAAAAACCATTGTTCGTCCTAACCGTAGAGGTATTGCCGGATTAAAAGGTAGTAAGAAATATAAGAATGAAATCAATGTTCTTCTTGATACATCAGGATCAATGGGTGGTGAATTTGAAAAAGTTCTTTCCTATATCTTCCAGAATGATATTCAAATGAACCTTATTCAATGTGATGCACAAGTTCAACAAGTCCTTAAAATCAAGGATAAAAAACAACTTGAAAAAATGAAAATCCGTGGTCTTGGTGGTACAACACTTCAACCAGGTCTTGATTTTATGTCCGATAAAAAGAACAAAATCAATATGTATAATACTGTAATTCTTACTGACGGTTATACAGACTCATTAAACTTCAAATTGATTAAGACTAAAACTCTTATTCTTTCAACCGCTGAAAAATGTCCAATCGCATTTGATAATGGTAGAGTAAAACAAATCAATCACATAGGTAAACAGGATTAAACCTGTTTACCTTTTTATAAAGTAAATATGCACGGAAAAGTCAAAATAACCACCAATGGTAAAATTGCTATGTTGCGAGGCAAAATCTTTACTAAAAAAGGTGAAAAATTCATTGAAATAGATAATAAAATATACTTGTTAAAAAAAGTCTAACATGAACAAGAAAAAAAATTTACTGAATTTATTTACGAAAGATATTTCGTACAATTATCATATCATTAAAGTTGATGAACCAAAAGGTCATTTAATTTATTTAATGAAAAATGGTTCTAGTTTAGATACTGATACATTAGAATTCGCTCCAACCAAAATTGCAGAAGAATTAACTATGGAATGTAAAGTTGATATGGAAAAATTTGCACCTGCAATATTCTTTACTGATGAATATAATTCAGATGAATTAAAAGAAAAATTAAATAATAAATTTTCAGAAACTCCTGAATTTTCAACTTTTATTGATTCTATTAAAGATGAATATAGAATTTTAGAAGTTAAAGACTCATTACTTTTCAAAAAAGATCCTCAAGCATATGAAGAATCAAAAAGAAAAGAATATGAAGATCATCAGAAGGAACTTTGGGACGAAATGATTGAACAACATAAAAACAAAAAACAAAACAGGGATAATGCCATTATGGCGTATGATAATGATTTGTTTAAATTGCTAAAAGAATATTTTGAAAGTATAATTGAATTTGAAAAAAGAGATTTTGCTCTTGACTCAGAACTTGAAAAAATAATTGGCAATCTAATTGATCCTGAAACATGGATAAAAATTAATGACCATCCTTTTGCCTGTAGAATTGAACCAATTTCTTTTGACGGAAAAGATAAACTTAATGTGTTCTTAACTGATAATAATGACTATTCTTATACAGCAACATTAAGATTTGATAAAACTGTTCTTATAACAGAAAATATTATCAGGATTAATAAAGAAGATGCTTTACCTAAATGTATGCCAGACTATGAATTTATTTCTAATTTATATGATGTTGATATAACATCTGTAAAAGATTGGGAATTCAAAAATGACACAGATAGATTTGAATATGTAATTGACTATCTTGTTCCTATTTTCACCGAAGAAAAAAAGAAAAAAGAAGAGGAATTTGTTGCTAAAGCATTGAAGGAAATGGAAGAAGAAGAAAAAGAAGCAGAAGAAAAAGAAGCAGAAGATGAAAAAAACAATATATAATTTTTTTAATCCAATAATTAATTATACTTTTGTACTTCAAAGATGAAACAAACAAAATAAAAATAAAATCATTGAATTTTTTTATATCAAAAATAAATGATACATTTGTAATCTGAATTAAAAATTAAAACTAAAAAATAAATTATGGCAGTAAAGAATGAAATTTCAAAGGGTATCAAATTTGACCCAGCTTCCAAATTCCCAAAAGGATTTGAATCTCTTTCTGATAGGGAGAGAAAATATTTCAAGATGATGAACGCAAAGAGCGGTGTTCTTTATATCACATCTGCACCTGGATATGCAAAATCAGCAATTATGAGGAATATTGCATATAAAATGGGTTATCAATATTTTGATATCCGATTATCAATGGTTGATGAAACTGACGTAGGATTGTTCCCAACTATTGACGAAGAAATGATTGAAAACAAGAAAACCAGGATGCTATGCCACGTTGCACCTAAATGGGCTTATATGGCAAACACAGCACCTACTATTCTTCACTTTGAAGAGTTAAACCGTTCCACACTTGCCGTTCGTAATGCCGCACTTCAGATGCTTCTTGAACGTGAAATTGGTGCATTCTTCAAATTTAATGATAATGTTATGATGTGTTCATCAGGTAACCTTGGGGAAGAAGACGGTACTGATGTTGAAGAGTTTGACCAGGCACTTAACAACCGACTTATCCACATTGAGCACACTCTTCCTTATCCAGAATGGGTTGAACAATACGCAAATGATAATGTTTGCCCAGTTATTGTTCAGTTCTTAAAAACTCACACCGAGCACTATTACAAGAAACCTGATGAACGTAATCAAAGGAATAAAGCTTATGCTACTCCTCGTTCTTGGACTTTCCTTTCTGATTATATTTTCAGAAACTTCGGTGAAATGGTTACCCGCCTTGACAATCAAGGAAAGGAAATGACCGATTCAAAAACTGGTGAAGTTCTTCTTTTCAAGAAATTTCCAAGCATCCGTACCTGGATTAATGATATCAAAGAAATCGGACACGGTTATGTTGGAGCATCTAATGCCCGCTTCATAAGGTATTGTGAAGATACTCTCAAGATTACTCTTGATGATGTTCTTAGCAGATTTGATGAAATTGAAGACGATATTAAAAACTTCAACCGAGACAAGAAATCAGAACTTCTTGCCAATATGAAAGAACGTAAAATTTCACAGTTGAAGGTTAAAGAACAAGAAAACCTTGCAAGGTTCCTTTGCACAATTTCAGATGATGAAATCGTTGGTTACTTGTTACACGTACTTGATGTTGAATACACCTTGTCCGATGATACTAAGGACAATAAAGCAGCAGAAAAATTCCTTGCTGATAAGAGGTTCAACAAATTCCGTGATGCCATTATGAAACACGTTGATGATGAAGGTGATAAATAATCTTAATTGATATAAATAAAAAAAGAGGTCAAAATGACCTCTTTTTTTATTTATATGATTTTTCTTCAATTATATATGAATTGTGTTTTATATTTATTTTTTTCTTAATATTAGATCTATCATTATTACATAGATATGCACCTCTAGCAGAAAGTATAAATTCAACATCAAATTCATTTCTTTCTTCTTTTAACCTAAGTGTATCTTCAATATGCCATATTTTTTCATTAACTGTTTTTAATTCAAAAAAATCCTCATCTTCTTTTAAGTTTAACTCATCAAAAAGTTTTTTTAATTCATTATATTCTTTTTCAATATTTTGAAGTTTATCTGTATCTTGTATATACATTTGTTTAATTTTCAGTATAGTTATCTTATCAACTAACTCTCCTATAGAAATTGGAACTAGAATCATATTATTATCTCATTAATTTTTTTACAGCATCAACAACATCTTTTGGTTGAATAGCTTTACTACAGATATAGTCCATTTTTTTAGGACAAAATAACCAATCAGAAGCATCATATAAAATATCAGGATTATTCCAGCACCCACTACACACATTAGGATTATGAACTCTAATACAATTAGATTGAAATTCATTCCATGGTTTTGTAAATCCACTTATCATAACGACTGGCGTTCCAATCGCCCATGACAACCATGCTAAACCTGAACTTAATCCTATAAACATATCAGCATGTTTAATATCTACAATTCTTTCTATTAAAGGATGATTACCAGTTTTATCAATTACATTTTTCATTTTTGGTGCCTGATTGAAATATCCTGTTACACCAAAACTTTTATGTTTATCTATTACAACAACTTTATAACCATTTTTAGTTAAAAAATCAAATAATCTTTCCCACCCAAAAGGATTATTCCAGTATTTAAGTTGTGCAGTAGATTGGATAGCAACAACTACATATTTACCTCTTATTTTAGATGGTGTATCTGGAATATTTACTTTAGGTACAATTTCAACAACAGGTAAACCGAGTATTAGTGCGGCAATTGATTGTAATGATTGCTTTCTGTAATCAAAATATTTTACACAATTATCAAACTTTAAATTTTCATTGTGCCATTGTTCTGGTGCAGAAGCACCATTAATCCGATAAAGTTCTGGACCATAATCAATTCTAAATTTTTTATCAACATCATTAACTATATTTGGATCAGAAACTGAAGTAAAAATTAAGTTTGGATAAACTTTATCAAATAAATAATTATGTTCAGTAAAAACAACAACTTCAACATTATTAACTTTTCTATATTCTTCAACATAGGGTATCCAAGCAAGAGTATCACCTATAGTTTTAGAACCAAATTTTATATAAACTCTATTAAATTTTTTTGCTTGTTCTCTTTGAAATAAAACTTTATCATCTAAACTAACTCTTATTAACATATTATTAGATGATGTCTTTAATTCAGACCAAAAATTTATTTTAATATCACTTTGATATTCTATTTCATTTGTATCTAAATCTATAAAATCTACGTGATATAGATTAGTATCATCCGATTCACCTAAAATTTCTAAATATGCTCTATCATTATTAAATATTGTAACAAAATTAACCATGCGAATTTATTTCTTTTAATTTTTTCAATCTTATATAAGATTGAGTTTCTTGATGCTCATAATATTTCCAAATTTCTTTTAATTGTGATTCATCTTTAATTCTATGCTCATAATCATCTTTACCAATTTCAATATCAATTACATCAACATAGAAAGTCTTAGGTGTAAAAGGTAATTTTATATCTTGTTTGCTATAAATTTTTTCATTTTTTGAATTAAATACTGAACCTGTAAAAGAAAACCCATTTTCACTTCTCCAGACTATTGCATCTATATAATATGGGTTTCCATTAATACCACATTTAAAGACAGCGGAACAACGATTATTTTGAAATAACTCATGATCACCCACGTCAGCACAACTATTCCATTCATCTTCTGTACACATAATAGGTGCTAATGGTTCATGATTTGCTAGTTTTTCAAAATAATGAATAGCAAATGGTGCTGAACTACCAGAATGACCTTGTTTTGAAAATACTTCTAATAATTCCAATACAGATTCTTGTATCCATTTATCTATATCATCTTCACATTCTTCAATTGGTTTATATCCTAATTTCTGAAATTCTCTTTTAGCATGTTCTAAATAACTCATATCAACACTATTTTATTCACATTTAGACCAACCACAAACTTTACAGGTTTTACAACCAGAATCATAAACTAAATCATGACCTGTCGCACCACATTCTGGACAATGCTCACCAGCAACACTTGAGTTAATATATTTTTTTATAATCCTTTTTACACCTGATTTCCAAGTACCAAAAGCTAACTCTTTATCACCATCCATTTGTAATCCATCAATTACATTAATTACACTTGGTAAATGCATTCTATGTCTTAATAGTGCTGATACTAATTTACTATAATTCCAGAACTCACGATCAAATGCTCTATTTAATCCCTCCATTGTTACATTGTAACCATCTTTATCTTTATAACAAAAGTCATATCTACTTTTAACACCGTCATCCTTGGTTCTTAATATTTCACCCTTTTCTATACTTGGTGGTACAAAGAATAAGTCTGCTAAACCTGTAAATAATTCGTAAGGATATTTTTCACCTTTCTCATCAGTCATTAATCCTAAAAATCCAATCCATTTTTCACCTTTATTTGTAAATCTAACAACTTCACATTCTAATCTTTTAGGTCTTGGTTTTGCATTATTTTCTTGTGATTCTGGTATAACATTTTGTGTTGTACCTTCATTTGACATAATAACACCTTGTCTTGAACCATCTCTATAAACTGTTATTCCTTTACAGCCTTCTTTCCAACCTGTTTCATAAACCTTTGAAACTATATCTTCTGTAACATTATTTGGTAAATTTACTGTTACTGATATTGAATGATCAACAAATTTTTGAATACTACCTTGCATTTTAACCTTTTCAACCCAATCAACATCATTGGATGTTGCTTTATAATATGGTGATTTTTTTATAATCTCTTGTAATTCAGAATCCTTCATTGATTTAACTGCGATTATATCATATTTATTGACTTCTAACCAAGTTTCAAACTTATGATGAAAGACATTATATTCTTCCCATTTTACACCTTCAGCATCAATAAAATCAACTTTTCCACTACCACCTTTATCAGTTGGATTAATTTTTCTTCTTCTTTTATAAGAGACTAAATATACTGGTTCTATTCCTGATGTAGTTTGTGTCATTATAGATACAGAACCTGTTGGAGCGATAGTAAGTAATGCAATATTTCTTCTACCATAATTTTTTAAGTTAAAATCTAAATTAGAATCAAGACTTTTTAATCTTTGTATAAAAGGATTATTAATTTCACTATTATAATCATAAATTGGAAATGCACCTCTTTCTTTTGCCATAATTGTTGATGACATATAAGCACCAAGTGCCAAATTTTGATGAACCTCTGTTGAAAATGCTGTTGCTTCTTTTGTACCATAAATCAAACCAAGAGCCGCTAACATATCACCTTCAGCTGTAACACCTAAACCTGTTCTACGACCTTTTTTAGTCATATCCATAATCTTAATCCAAGTTTCTCTTTCAACTCTTTTAGTAAATTCCGTTTCAGGATCTGTATCAATCTTTTCCATAATCTTATCAATCTTTTCAATTTCAAGATCAATAATATCATCCATAAATCTTTCAGCATAAATTACATATTCTTTAAATTTCTCCATATTAAATTTAGCATCTTTAGTAAATGGATTTTCAACAAAACTATAAAGATTAATTGCAAGTAAACGACAAGAATCATAAGGACATAAAGTTATTTCGCCACAAGGATTCGTTGATACTGTAGTAAAACCATGCTGTTGATAACAATCAGGTACAGATTCTTTCATAATTGTGTCCCAAAATAAAACGCCTGGTTCTGCTGATTTCCAAGCATTGTGAATAATTTTTTTCCATAGTTTTTGAGCATCAATTTCTTTACAATGAATTGGTATCTCAGAATCAATAGGATAACATTGTTTATACATATTAGCATTCATTGCCGCCTGCATAAATTCATCAGTAACTTTAATTGAGATATTAGCACCTGTAACTTTACCTTGTTCTAATTTTGCATCTATAAAACTTTCGGAATCTGGATGTTTAATTGAAACTGTTAGCATTAATGCACCTCTACGACCACCCTGAGCAACCTCATTTGTAGAATTTGAATATCTGTTCATAAATGGTACTATTCCAGTTGATGTTAGTGCGGAATTTTTTACTGGTGTTCCTGCTGGACGTATATGTGATAAATCATGACCAACACCACCTCTGCGTTTCATAAGTTGAATTTGTTCTTCATCAACTTGCATAATGGAGCCATATGAATCAGCAGGATTACCAATAACAAAACAGTTTGATAATGATACTACTTGTTTATCATTACCTATTCCTGACATTGGTGAGCCTTGTGGAATAATATATTCAAAGTTTTTTATCAAATCAAATATGAAATCTTCGGATAATGGATTTTCATATTTAGCTTCTATCCGGTGTAATTCTTTTGCCAGTCTCCTATGCATATCATCTGGTGTTTTTTCGTAGTATATCGTTTCACCGTCCTTTGTATCTTTTAATGCGTATTTATTAACCCAAACATCAGCAGCCAATGTATCTCCTTTAAAATATTTTAATGTAGCCTCATAAACTTCATCTCTTTTTAAAAAATTCATGTTATTTTTAATTATTTTTTATATAAAATTGATATTGTTTAAGTTATTCAAATAACCACTTTCTTTCAATTCTATTATTATTTGTGTTGCATATTCCTTGTCTAACAGTTTAAACATGTTAAACATATTATCAGTGAAATAATATGCAAGTTCAACAAAAATTTCTGATTTTGTATATTCTTTACCTATATTATCTAAAAGCATTTTATAATAATCATTAAATGCTTGTCTATTAGGTTTTCTTCTATTAGAGGTAAAATCTAGTTCAGTCTTTTCACTTAATAGTCTATAAACATCTCTTGAAAGATTAAGTTTACTAATATAATCTTCATTGTGTTTACTTTCATACTCATAATTAGTTCCTACTTCAATTGGTAAGCCATCATTAATATTAATTTCATCTTGTATATTAAAATATTCATCTGCTTGATCTGAAGCTTCCTCTATTTTACCTTTAAATATTGTATCTCTTTTTAATGAGTGTTTTCCTTCAAGTTTATGATTATTAGTATTAAACCTAAACATAATGTCAACATCATCTAACTCTTCCTCTTCAACTTCAGTAATCGTAGTTTCTAAATCTTCAACATCTAAACTTCCATCTTCAAGTATATCCAAATCATCTAAGTTGTCCAAGTTATCCAAACCATCTTCTAAATTATCGTCTAAATTATCAAATTCATCTTGCTTCATTATATAATATTATTTTTAAGATATTATTTAACTCCAACCAAAACGTCATTCTCCATAGTTAAAAATTTAGTATTAAAATCAAATCTTACTTGTTCTTCGTGATGTTCTCCATCTCTTAATTTTAATATTTTTAATCTATAGATATTATTACGTTTCATTTCTGGGTTACGAATAATACCCCAAACAGAATCTGCTGTATCAGCAATTGCCTTACTTTCAGGAATATCACCTAGTTTAATATCAGATGCTCCCCAAACAGCTTTATCTGTTTGTGTTGCAGTTACTACTGCACATTCATATTTATCTGCAATCCTTCTTAAGCCTTCTGCTAAATGTTTTCCTTTTAAGTAAAGCATATTAGTAATTTCATATCCTTTTTCAATACTCATAATATTTATATAATCTACAATCACCATTCCTACTTTAAGCCTTTTAACTTCTTCAAATTTTTTAATATAGTTATCTATATCAGTAACAGTACAATCACTTGTATTATATTTTTTAACAAATATTTTTCCTGGTTGAGAATCAAATAAATTTCCAACAGTTGATTGTGACTTTAAATTATTTATTCTTTGCTTCATAAAAACAGAATCTTTTGACTTTTCATCATATTCATCCGAATTTATTTTAAGTCTCATTGATCCTAATCTTTTCATTACTTTTCTGGTTGCCATTTCTAATGTTATAACTAACACATTGGCACCATTATTTGCAGCGTTTGTTGCAATATTATGTAACCACATTGATTTACCAACATTGGTTTCTCCCATAATTACATTTAATGTGGATTTACTCCATCCACCATTTAAAATAGAATCTATTGAAGACCATCCAGTTGGAATACTATTTTTACTTATTTGTTGTTTATGTGATTCTGGATCATCAAAATCTTCTCCTAAATCTTGATCATCATCATCAACTAAAAGTACATTACCAAACATACCTTTCAATCTTTGTGCAATATCTACAATATTATCATAATTCACTTCTTCAATTCCTCGCACCATGTCAATACCTTTTAACATATCACCTTTTAGTTGGTTTTGAATTTTCCAACCTTTAAATCTCGGTACTAACCACTCCGCACTTATATCACTATTATCAGATTGTAATAATAATTTAATTACTTTATCATTTATTTTATTATCTTGGTCAGCTAATTTGACCATTGAATAAATTTGCTGTGTACTTGGAACTGAATGACTTTCACTTTTTATATATTCTTCTCTTATTATAGAGTACACAAATTGTATATCAGAATTTTTAAAAAAGAAAGGTTCTACTTTGGAAAATTGATCAGGATTATCCATTATATAGATAAAGTAATGTTTTTCCATGTTTGTATTCATCGTTTCAGCCATAAGTCTTTATTTTAGTTGTTTTTTAAAAAAAGTTTATTGAATTTGATTATTCAAAAAGATTTTTATCATCATCAAGATTAAACTCATCAGATGATAGCATATCTTTATCTTCAATCTCATTCAATCTTTCATCAACATCTTCTAATTCCTTAAGACATTCATCATAAGTTGGATATTTAAAATAATCATAGATTATTGGCTCCATAGCTTTTAAAACTTCAGGTGTAAAAACTTTTCTATTAAAAAGTTGTTTTTCTGCTAATGTTTTATCTAAATGTTTTACAAACCAACGATTTGATGGTTGATATGTAACTTCACCAGTATCTTTATCAATAACTTTTTTTACTTGTGCAACACCAACTTTATCAAAGTTTTCGTATGTACAAAATAAATCTAACCCCTTATAAGGATTTATACCTTTACTATAATCAATTTCAAATTTAACTTTTTTAGGTTTAGCCAATCTATTTTTTGCAGATTTAGCTGTAATAATTGATCCTGACCTACCAAGATCCATTTCATCTTCTTCACCAGTTTTTAATTTTGCATCACTTAAAAGCAAAATAACACTAGCAGCGTAATATAATCCTTCACCGCCACTCATAATAGTTTGTGGAAACATATCCTGAGTTAAATAAACGTGATTAGTACAAACTAACGGAATATTTAAATATCCGAGATCATTTGTAATAAGTCTAACAAGAGATTTAATTTGTTTTGCTCTTGTCATATCTTGTTTAATATTTAATTTAAGAGTATCTTCTTTTTCTTTTTCACTTGATAACATACCAATTGAATCAAGAAAAAATATAGTTTTAGATACATCCATACCACTATCTCTAAGTTTCTGTAACCCATCTAATATTGTCATCATGAACATTTTTATTTTTTCAACAATATTAGTTCTAATTAACATAAATTTATTTGGATCCATAGTATCAATTCCATACATATCAAAATCAGATTTTTCAATTGAATATTCTGTATCTATCCAAACAATATTATATCCCATTTTTTGGGCATTCCTTGCAATATTCAAGGAAATAAAAGATTTACCTGTTTGTTTTGGTCCTGCAATAATTGTTATCTTATTATTCGGAATACCTCCTTTTAATATGCTTTTTGAAAGTAGTGCATCTAAAGCATGAATTCCAGTAGAAATAAATGTTTTTTCTTTTTCAAAATCTTCAATTGAAATAATTTCTTTTTTTGAGATATTATCAATTAAACTAGATATTTTAGAAAAATCAAATTCATTAGTTTTCTTTGTGGTTACTACCTTAGCCGATGTTGGTTTGAGTGTTTTTGCCATTATATTAAAATTATTTTTTATTTAGACTTATTATAAATTATTATACTTGAAAGATACATAAAAGTTTAAAATATATGTTTATTGTAAACATATGTAAATAATAACATCTTTTTTAAAATGAACTCTAATTCTAAAATATATAACATAAATATAATCTCAATTTATGGACTTCTATGTAGTATTTGTTAAAAACAGGAAAAAACTTGATAAGTATATAAAAATCAACAAGATAAGAAATAAAACAATAATAGATATCAAACAACAATTAGAAGATCATGGATTGGAAGATGATACTGAATGGAGGGAATACTTCAACCTAATCATATACACCAAGATAATTCAAACAATTAGAAAAAATAAAGATGTTTATTATATTCCGAACTTAAATAAGATAAATTTATTGGAAATTGACGATATTTTTCAAATGAAAGAAAATTTATCAGGTGTAAATTTTAATTTACTATTCTTTTTTGAAGATTTTAAAGATAATCAAAAACTTTATGAAAATCTTTTATCCAGCATTTCTTTATTTGATGCAATACAAATAATTAGAGATTATTAATTCAGAGAAATTATTTTTTTATATATAAAGAAAATTATATAAAACTAATGGCACATTATTCTGAAATGGATTTTCTTTTTAGTCCTAGTAATAGGGACAGCGTTAATCAACAATTAGAAAATATTGATAACACAAGAAATATTTTTGCACCTTGGGATACGAATAAGTATGTCATATATAAAAGCAAAACCGGAGATGGAACACAAAATATTAAAAATTTTTTAAGAGAAAAAGTTTATGATAATGAAAATAATGGAACTTTAAATAATCCTTACATTAATATTCTAAAATATTTTAATAAAACAAGTGGAACTCCTGGTGCAGCACTAAGAATAAAAGCTGCTGATTTAGCATATTTACGAGATTTAGGAGTTTATCCTATAAATAGAATGATTGTTCTTAGAAGATTTCCTGAAGGCGGATTTGTTAGAGAAGATTTAAATGAAATGAATGTGGAACCTATTTCAACAGTAATAGGTTGGATAAAGCCAGATCAAAATTTTGGTACAATTGGTTTTAATGAAAACTGGTCAATAACAAATGAAAGATTTGATGTTGCATTAACTGAAATATTAAAGAAAGTTACTGGAGGAAAAGCTGATGCACAAGTAATTCCAATTCCAGACTTTGCACAAGGTTTACTATTTGAATTTTATAATAGAGTTGGATTAACAGAAAGAAGTGGTGTAGATGAAGATAGTTTTGAATATTATGATCCAACAATTGCAGATAACTTGAATCCAACCATAACAGGTGAAGATGGTAAACAAAGAAAAAAATATGGTGAATGGGGATTAAAAAATATACCAGTTGGAGATCCAAACGTTCTACAAGAAGCACCATTTAGAAATCCTGAAGGACAAAATATTCAATCTACTTTTGCTTTCACTTTTGATACAACATATGAACAAAAGTTATTAGGTGATGTAGATCCAGGTTCAGCAATGTTAGACATATTGGATAATTTATATGCTATGGGAACTTCTAATATGAGATTTTATTGGGGTGATGATTCTGAAATAATACAAAAAGCTAAAAAAGCAGCAATGGACAAAGCAAATAATCTAAACTCTTGGTGGGATTTTATAAAAGAATTAATGGTTAGTTTTTGGGAAGAAATAAAAAATCTATTTATAAATGCTGCGAATGTTATCACGGCAAATTTTAACGCGGCACTTTCAGCAACAACAGCAGCAGCATCAAACACAGGAAGCACATTTATAGCAAATTTAGCAGGTAGTGATGTAGGAAAATCAATGAAAGATTTTGCTGAAAAAACATTGGAAAGTATATTAACAAGTACTATTGCTATACACAGATTTAGACTAAGGGGATCAATTGAATTAATGGTAGGTGGTAGAGACAGTTCATCTCCTTGGCATATTACAATAGGAAATCCTTATTCACCATGGTTAGCAACAAATCATATAATAGTTGAAAGTGTGTCTGTTGAAACAAGTACAGAAATGGGGTTTAATGATCAACCACAATGGTTAAAAGCAACCTTTAATTGTAAATTTTCCAGAGCATTAGGTAAACAAGAATTAATGAGAATGTGTAATAATTCATACAGAAGAACTTATTCAGTACCACCAACCGGAACAGCAGCATCTCAAGCACATAAAGAGGATAAAGCGAATAATTCTTCATCTAATCAACCTGGAGTTTCAGACAAAAATCCACCAGTTGATCCAAATGCGAATAGACCAGGTGCCGAAAACTATTATGGAATGCCACCAACAAAAAATCAAATTCCAAACACAAAAATTGTTAGTATTGGACCAAATGCCCGTTCAGTAAATATTGGACCTTAAAAATAAAATAAAATATGAAGATATTATCTTTTGATAGCAACAATAACAATAAAATAAAAAGAGATTCAAATCAGGACAATCTTTTTGATTTATTTCAAAAAAATATAAAAAAAGTAGATTTAAATCTTAAATTGTATATTATTCCTAAAGAATTTGAGATGAGGTTAGATAAAATTTCAAATCATATTTATGGAACTCCAGATTATGTTGAAGAACTTATGGTATTAAATGATATTATTAATCCTTATTCAGTTAAAGAAGGACAATTAATTTATTTCAGTTCCATTAATGCTTTACCAAATCTTTACACAAAGGATGAAATGATGAGTGGAAACGAATCTATGAAACAAAAATTAGTTAATTCATCACAACCTAACAGGAATAAACAAAAATTGACAAATAACCAAAATTTACCACCTACTATTAAACCTTCAAATTTAGAACAAATTAAGGTTAGTAAAGATAATAAAGTTAGTATAATAAATTCATTTCAATAAAATATGATAGAAGTAAAAGAAAAATCCAGAATTAAAACAATTGAATTTTCATTTAATATCGCAGATGATGAAAAGAGAGATAAATTTGTACAATCTTTTGATTATGTACCTTTTTTATATTTAAGTAAATTAAATGATACAAATGTACCACCAATTAATGGTACCACGATTGATGCAAAAGAAGTGAACTATGTAAAACTTCATAATAGTAAATTTCTACCAGAAATTGAATTATCATGTTATGATTCAAAAGGTATTTTCTTTACCGATTTATATCCATTTGATCACGATACAATTTTAAGTATTTTCGTAAAATCTAACTCAGAAATAACAATGCCAATAAGAATGGATTTTAGAGTTACCGAATTTGAAACAATAAAATCACAAGACAATAATAGTACATTAAGATATTTAATAAAAGGTGTACTTGACTTAGATGAATTACATTATACTAGATATGAAGCAAGAAAAGGAACAAGTTATAATGTATTAAAAGAAATAGCAAATCAACTTAATTTAGGATTTGCATCTAATGTAGATAATAGTGATGATGAAATGAAATGGATAAATCCTAGTGATACGTATATAGCATATATATCAAGTATAACTAAAAATTCATTCATTAATGAAAAGTCTTTTGTCTGGACATTTATAGATTTTTATTATAATTTAAATTATATAAATATAGATTTGGAATTAAATTCTTTCAATAAAACTGAAGAACAAACACTTACAAATCCTCAAACAATAAAACAAGATGAGGAAAAGACTGTTAATTTGTATTTAACAAATAAAACCTCTTTTAGTATGACAAATAAGTATATTAGTAAGTTTAATCTTGTTAATCAATCTTTTAAAGTTAATTTAGCAAAATCATATAAAATGAAAGGAACTTGGTACAATAAAACTGAAAATAAATCTTACAGACAAATGTTAGTTGATATTGAAACTGAAGGACAAAGTATTAAACCTTTATATGATTACAATTCACAAATTTTTAATGAAAATGTAAATGATGAATACTTCGCTGGTAAAATAGATACTGATAATACTCATAAAAATTATGCTTTAGCAAAAATAACGAATGAGTTTAATTTAGCAAACTTAGAAAAAATGAAAATGATTGTAACTTTAAATCAAATAAATTTTGATATAAAGAGATTTCAAAATATTAAAGTTGAAATCTATAATATAAACGATATGTTATCTAGAAATGCCTTGGATAAAAGTCCAGTTGATAATATAAATGATAGATTGTCTGGATTCTGGTTTGTTACTGGTATAAATTATTTATATAAAAGAAGTGGAGGTGTTGAACAAGAAGTAATACTTATGAGAAGAGACCTTAGTGTAAATTATGGTGGAGGTGAAGATGAAAAAAGTGATTTTCGTAAATTTTCTACACAAACTTCTCAAACTACTGATCAAAGCGTTGAAGAACCTACTACTAACAATCCTCAATATCAGGATCAAAATACAAATAAATCAGAAGAAATAAAAAAAATAAACGAACAAATTTCAAAAGTAATTTCTACTTGGAACCGAAATGGTGAACAAAATAGAAAATTATATGATGCAGAATTAAAAAGGTTAAATGCAGAAAAAGCCAGATTAATGGAAAATCCTTAAAAAATAAAAATAAAAATGCCAGCAAGTTACAGAAATATTATAGACGGTCAACAATTAACAGATGCATTATCATCAGGAGATTATTCAAAAGTACTAAAAAAAGGAAAAACTTCTGCTAGATATATAAAAGGTTATGCTCAAGATTCAGCAATTGAAGCCTTAGCAGCATCATTAAATATAAATAAAGGACTATTTAAACAATTTTTTGGTCTTGAAGATAAAAAGTTAGATGCCTATGATCCTTATCACACACAAGATGCTAAAGCAGAAGAATTCTGGTTTAGTGATGGTGGTGGAAAAATTGATGGTAGAACTGTACAAACAAAATATGATGAAGATACAAATACTTTCAAACGTTCATTATATTCAGACTATGGTTATAGAGATAGAGATTTTTGGTATGAAGATCCATTTTATCCTTCTTTTGAATTATTTTTTAATATGGATTCACCATTTTTTGCTGGCAATGAAAATTTTTCAGAAAAAATATCAACCAACTCATTAAAATATTTCATACAGAAATATACAGAGATTGATCCTGATGGATATCAAAGTAGATTTGAACTTTGGAATGAATTTAAAAATGTATTTTTTAAAATATTTGAAAATGATCTAAAAGGCGGTGATAGTAATAGAAATTTGAAAAATAAAACATATTACATATCAAAAATTGCAGGTATTAATAATCTTAAAAAGAAAATGATAACCTATGGTGAAGATAAAATTACAATCACAATAAATGAAGACGTCTCAATGATAGCTTGGTATTTATCTGAATTATATAATAATATAGCATATAGTTATAGAAATCAAAGATATGCTTTTCCTGACAATGTGTTAAGATTTGATATGATAATTAAAATAAATGATATAAGAAACTTTACTATACCACAAAGTTCAAATCAACCTGCACCAAATGTACCAGTTGATCCTAATTACACAACAAATAAAGATATAAAAAATGTAATATCACCTAAATCACAGATTGTATATACATTACATGATTGTAATTTTAATTTTTTTGAAAGTAGAAATCATGGTGATGAACTAGAAATTGGAGGATTTGGTAATCCCACATATGCACCTCAAAGTTTATCTTTTGATATTTTTTATAAATCTGTCACCAGATGGAGTGAATTTCCATTATTTGATAGTTTTCCAATAAATCCTTGGGAAAAATTCCTTTATAATACAGAAAGCACAAGCCAACAAACTTACTATAATGATTTAGATAGAGTTAAAACATCGCCACCTGTAAGTAAAGGTTATTTAAATCAACAAATAACAAAAAGTGCTCAAAATGTAGCAAATCTTGGTTTAAATTATTTAGATAATCTTGAAGCTAAATTAAGAGAAGTTAGAGGCGGAGTTGTTAATGATTTATTAACACAATTTAGAAGTTTAACTAATATAAATAAAATTGAACCTGATAATGTATATAATGTGAATTTTAACAATAGAGCAAATTTAACAAATTTCGGTAAAGAAATAGCGTCAAGTCTATTAAATGATTTGGAAAATAACATAAGAAACGCAACAAATTTTTAAAAAAATAATTTAATATGTTAGAAACAGGTGTCCAAATGGACAAAGTCTTTGTAGGAGTAGTTGAGGATAATAAAGATCCTAACAGAAAAGGTAGAATTAAGGTAAGAGTACAAACACTTTTTCATGAAATTCCAGTAGAAGATATACCTTATGCTTCACCTTTTAATAGTTTAGCAGGTAAGGAATTTCAAATTCCCGCTGTAGGTAAATTAGTTAATGTATTATTTCTTACTGATGATATATATGATCCTTATTATATATTTTCAGAAGATTATAATGTGAATTTACAAACTAAACTTAAAGATTTATCAGAAGAAGAATATACCAGATTTGTGGCTGTTTTATTTGATGATAGAACACAAATTTCAGCAGATTCAAACGAATTAACGTTAGATCATTATTTCAATAAAATGACAATAACAAAATGGGGTATAAACTTAGAGTTAAAAGATAACAAACAATTATTAAATTTAGGTGGTAAAGGTGCAGATCAAGAAGCAGTTTTAGGTACAAGATTTTTTGAATGGATGGATAAATTTGTAGATGAGTTGGCAAAACCATCAGCATTAATAGGTAATTCAGGAGCCGCAATTTTAAGACCAAAACTTAATCAATTATGTAGTGAATATAAGAAACTAAGACCTGATTTTGTCTCAAAATACGTAAAAGTTGTAGATAATGACCAAATTGATAATTTAGAAAGAGATACAGTACCACAACAAAATGATGTGGATTTGATTCTTCCCGCTGATTGTATATCACAAGAATTAACAGATAGTATAAATCAACAAACAAAAGATGCTTGTAATGGTATTTCCGAAAGTTTACCGAAAGGTGGTATTGGATCAATTCCAGATTCTGCTGATATACCTGATCCAAGTAGTAATACTGCGGTATTTAAAGTTAAGAGATATAAATTTTTAGAAGATAGAACTTTAGGTAGATTATATATTAATGATGAATATTTTTGTGATACATTAGAAGATAGATATAGAGATTTAGCAAAAGAGAAAAAAGTAATGGGACAAACAGCTATTCCTTTTGGAATATACAAGTTAACTGTAGGTCCGACAGGTTTATCCAAACAAACAGCACCTACTGGTAGAGCACCACTAGTAAATAATGTACCATATTTTGCCGGAATTAGAATTCATAAATGGGGCAAACCAAAAGATACACAAGGTTGTCTTCTTGTTGGAAATTTAAATACATCAACACAAACTTTAGTTAATTATGATAAAGTTGCTGCTACATTAACAGAACTTTGTGAAAAATATCAGAAGAAAAATATAAAAATGACAATTGTTTATACTAAAGATGAAAATATTGATACAACATTAGATAATAGTAGAAACACATTAAATGGTTCTGAATATGTACAAAAAAATGATGGTGATACATCAAATCAAAGCCAATCATCTTGTACAAAAACAAAACCTGATCCATCTTGGTCAAGTAACTTAGAAACGCAAGACTATGCTATAAATGGTGAACAACTTAATTTTGACGGTAATTTCCTTATAACTTTAGATCAACTAAAGTATATATTACCACAAGCAAGTAAATCTAACATAGAGAGATTTTTAACACCTATAAATCTCACATTGAAAAAATTTGATATAACAACACCTTTACAAATTTGTGCGTTTATTTCACAAATTGCGGCAGAAAGTGGTGCGTTAAAATATACTAAAGAACTTGGTAGTAATTCATATTTTCAAAAATATGAGCCTGACACAAGAATAGGTAAAAATTTAGGAAATACAGAGAAAGGTGATGGACCAAAATATAAAGGAAGAGGCATATTACAAGTAACAGGAAGGGCAAACTATAAACAAGTCTCAACATCATTTGGTGTAGATTTTGTAAATCAACCCGAACTACTTGAAGAAACAGTTTGGGCAAGTTTATCTGCTGGATTATGGTGGAAGAAAAGGGAGAAAAAATTAAACACACCTATACTAAAAAAGGATATATATACTATTAGTAAAATAGTAAATGGAAAACATCCAGCTAATGGAATTAATGAAAGAATAGCTTACTATAATAGAGCACTTAAAGCTTTTAATTTAAGTTAAGATTTAACTTTTTTTCTTTTCTTTACTTCTTTTTCAGTAGTTTCTACTTCCTTAACTTCTTTTACTTCTTTAATATTGTTAAATGATTTATACTCTTTTTTACTACAGAAAGACCATCCCATATTTATCATTTCATCAATTGCTTTGATATCCTTCAAAGAACTATCTGGCATTTTCTTAAAAACTTCTTTTTTCTTAATTATTTTCATATCTTTTTAGTTAATTTGTATTTTATATAAACATAAAAATATTTTGTTTATATAAAAAAGAAAAATAATTTATATGGATATATTTAAGAATAAAAATATTTTAATTATAGGTGACGTAATGCTAGATTCCTATTTATTCGGAAATGTTGAAAGAATCTCACCTGAAGCACCAGTACCTATCGTAGACGTTATAATCAAACAAGATAAATTAGGCGGGGCGGCAAATGTTGCAGCAAACATAAAAAATTTAGGTGGTACACCTATATTGTGCTCTGTAATTGGCAAAGATCAAAAAGGTGAAATATTTTTATCATTATTGAAAAAATTAAAAATATCAACTGAGTATATTTATCAATCAAAAAATAGAATAACAACAGATAAAACTAGAATCATAGGTAATAATCATCAGATGTTACGAATTGATGAAGAAATAAAGTCAGAATTAGGTAAAGATCAAACTCAATTTTTATCTATAATAGATTATGCTTTTCAAAGTGAAGAAATAGATTGTATATTATTTCAAGATTATGATAAAGGTATATTAAATGAAACTATTATCAATTATATAATTTCTAAAGCAGAATTATTAAAAATTCCAACGGTAGTAGATCCAAAAAACAAAAACTTCAATTTCTATAAAAATGTAACACTTTTTAAGCCCAATTTTAAAGAACTAAAAGAAGGTATAAATTTGAATTTAAATAGAAAAGAATTATTAGAAAATGGTGCTAAAATTTTACACTCAAAAGGAATAAAAATTGTATTCATAACTCTATCAGAAAGTGGTATTTTTATTTCATACAAAAAAGATGAAAAAACAATTAGTAAAATTATTCCTGGCGTTTCAAGAGAAATTGTAGATGTTTCAGGTGCTGGTGATACTGTTGCCGCTGTAGCATCTATGTTATTAAATTCTATAGATATAGAAGAAATTGCAAAAATATCAAATTTAGCGGGTAGTATTGTGTGTGAAGAAGTTGGCGTTGTGCCTATTGATAAAGAAAAATTATTAAAAGAATATCTTATAAAATAGTACCACTAGTTCCTCTTATCACTAAGTCTGGTAATATTTTATGAATATCTTTCGCTAATTTTTTTCTTGCAATCCAGAGTTTTGTTTTTACATAATCAGCAGAGTAATTGGTTCCTTGTTTGTTATTAAGTTCTTCTGCGATTTCTTCTGAACTTAATCCATCCATAGAAAGATTTAGAATATCTTTTTGATGTTCAGGTAGTTCATTAAAGCATTTCAATATAACTTCAACATTCTGTTCCTCTTGATCATCAAGGTCAATTGGATTTTCATAAATATTTGATAGGTCGCTATCAAAAAAGTCAGGAGTTAAATCTTCTTTACTATGTCTTTGTTTTTTAAATTTTGCAAGTGTAATATTTTTTGCAATTCTTATCAACCAAGTGCTCATTTTTGCTTTTGGTACATAAATATCTTTTTGTCGCAATGCTACCTCTAAAGTGTCCTGAATAATATCCTTATAATTATTTGGCGATAGTCTTCTACAAAAATTGATAAATAATGGATCTTTTGCTGTTTTTTCTATTTCTTCTATTGTATTATTAACTCTTTTTTCTTTGGTAGTATTAGGAATACCTAATAATTTATTTAGCTTCCAAACTTGTCTTCTTCTTTTATTTTTCTTTTCGTATCCTTCTCTTTTTTTATCACGTCTTTCTTCAGGAGTAAACTTTTTAAATCTATTTAATTGAATATTAGTATCATATTTACGATATTCTTTATAAATATTTCTAACATAATCTAAAGTTGGTTCAAGTTCTGGATGTTTTAATGAATGTACTCTTTTATTAATATTCATCTCATGCTTATTTATAAATACAGCAAAATTATAATTTAAACCAATTTCTTTTGCTAATTTAACAAGTTTTAGTTGTCTGAATGAAATTTCATCAGAATCTTCAAATTTTAATCTTAATTCTTTAATATATTCTAAACCAAGTCTTATCATTTCCTCTTCACCTTTAAGGTTTCCACCTTTTCCAACTGGAGCGATGTCTGATATAGATTCTTGATTTTCTATTATAAACTCATAAAATTTTACTATCATATTTGTTATATATTAAATTTTTAAACAATTTTTTATTATGTATATATAATAAAACATGACTAAAAAACCAAAAAAATTAGATGATGAATATAATGGTGAAGTAAATCCCATTGAAGATATTATAGACAAATTAAACTACTGTAGAGTAGATTATTATAAACTTTATAAAAAGGATTTTAAAGTTGCTTCAATTAGACTAAGACAAAATTTAGAATATGTTATTCAAACTGCCAAGCAAGTGAAACGAGATGCTCTAGCATATAGAAAACAAATAGAAGAAAGAGAAAGAATTGCTAAAGAAGAATATAGATTAGAAAATGAAGATAACTCAAATATCTAGAATATATGCTTCATTCTTATTGAATAAGCAATCACAAAAAGTTATTGATGTATCAGAATCACCGACAGTAAAAATCTGTTCAAATTTATTATGACCAACTATTTGATGAAAATTTGGTAATAATAAATCTTTTTCCAGTTCAATCTTATCTGCCCAAAGGGGACCAGCATATCTATCTCCTCCATTTCTATAAAAAGATATATCACCTAAAATTCTTCTCCAAAGAGGATCCTTACTGACTTTATTTAAGATTATTGCTAAATTGCTTTTATCCTCTTTTAAACCAAATTGAACAAATAGTTCTATATGTTCTTGTAACCAACCTTTAGTAACACCAGCATGAGTAAAAAGATAATTGTCTTTTTGTACTGCTATTTGAAAAAGATTTTGATTAAGTTGATAAATATCAAGAAGTTCTTGTAAATAAATTCTTGATAAATTTCCAGTCTTAGTAAAATTAGGATAATACAAATATTGAGCATCATGATTACCAAGTAGTAAACTTATTTTTTCCGGATTTTTCTTTTTTAATTCAAGTATTTCTTTTAAATTTTCTATACTCTCATCTTCACTTATACGTTCTACTCTATATGGATCCGTGTAATCACCTAAAAATATAAAATTTGAATTGTCAAAATCTTCTTTTATTATTTTTTTCCATTCCGTTCTACCATGCGTATCACCAATACTTACTATTTTCATATTATTTCTTTTAAACTATTAACGCAAATGTATATATAAATATTGGTATAAAAAAATAATATTTTAATTTAATTATGAAATATTTCGCATATGGTAGTAACATGTCAGAAAATAATTTAAAAAATAGAGGTGTAATTTACTCAAAGAGACAAAAAGGTATATTAAAAGGTTATAAATTTATAATAAATAAAAAATCTTACAAAGATCCAACTATTGGTTTTGCTAATATTATTATAGATGAAAATTCTTTTGTTGAAGGTGTATTATATGATGTTAAGGAAACAGAAATACTCAAATTAGATAAATTTGAAGGATTTCCAAAACACTATTATAAATCAAAAGTTTATGTTGACATTGGAGGTTTTTTTGAAGAAGCAATCGTTTATATTGCACAAACTGAATGGACTTCTATAACAGAATTAAAAACAACAGAAGAATATAGAAATAAAATATTAGAAGGTAAAGATAGCATATCTGATGAATACTTCCAATTTCTAAATGAAAATATAAAAGTAGAAAATGGAAATTGAAACTATAAATACAAATTTTACAATTAACTTAGATGGTATTGATGTTTATGTTACTGAAATTATAATCAGTAATGATATACAACATGGTAATAGTAGATTTATGCAAGTTCCAACTAGACGAAGTATTTTAATTAAAGGTGAAATTTCTAATAAACAATACTACAATTTAGATAAATGGTTTAATGGAATATTAAATAATTATAATGGATTTGGATCAAATTTTTATAAAAAAGATATAATTTTTAATACAGTTAAAATATTTGGAATTTTTCCAACTGATTATACTTTTAATCAAAACGGTATAGATGTAAAATTTTCTGCTGATTACATTTCAGGAGATTTGCATCTATTTCGTTTAAAACAACTCCGAAAAGCAAAATTAGATAAGTTAAATGGGATTGCCACATTTTAGAAATATAGGTTCTGTATATAGTGTACCAGCACTATGTGAAATATGTAACGAGGCGGGAAATCATTATGGATATGGTAGAGATAGAGTGAGTGAATATAGTGAAGTACACGATTTTTGTTCTGAACACGCGGAAGAATATAAAGAAATATACAAAAAGAAAATTAGAAAAATAAAATTAGAAAAAATAAAGGAATGTCAAAAATCTTCATAATCAGTAACACAAATTTTAATATTTCAAAAAACCTTTCTTCAAAAGAATGGTTAAAACACATGGATTACTATTTCTATAATGAATTTATACCTTATTTAACTAATAACGTTCAACCTAATGATATATTAATTCATTTAGGTAACTTTCTATACAAAAGTAAATCTATTGACCTAAACATCTTAAAATTCATTCAGGACCTTTTTGAAAAAATATCCACAATATTACCAATTTATATTATTGAAGGTGAAAACGATAAATTAGGATTAAACATTCTTAAAAATTTCAATAATATTGAAATTATCAGAGAACCAAAATATATTGAGATTCTTTTAATGCAACAATTTATAATGTTACCATATGGTACTAAGCCTGATGATATTGATAAATATAATTCTGAATTTTGTTTTTTAAACTTTGATTATAAGAATTCACCACAGAAAGACATTTATATATCAAAACTTAAAAAATTTGAAAAATGTTATTGTGGTTATTATGATAAAAATGGTGTAATTGGAAATATAAAAAATCTAGGCGCACCTTATAATATTGATACTGATGATAAAAAAGGATTTATTATTTTAGATGTTCTTAACAATAAAGACAAATTTGTTCAAAATAAATTAAGTCCTAATTTCAAAAAAATTTCAATAGAAACAGAATCAGATTTAAATATTTCACCAGATATTTTTAAAAATAATTATGTAAGTTTAACTATTAACAAGAAACTTCTAATAGATAATAAACTTAAAATTGAAATGCTAATTTCTGAATATGATATTGTAAATATAACATATTCAGATGATGAGATTATTAAAGACCGAGAAGATATACTAGAATTAAACGAATCATCACTATCATTAAATGATATGGTGATTGATTATATAAATCAAACACCATCAGAGAATAAAAAAAGAATTTTGGAAGAATTCAAGAATATTGTTGAACTAAATAGAAAATAATTTAATTAAATAGGAAGACCTTGTAAATCAGATAGTTCAATAACGCTACCATTAAATGTAGTAGGTCCTAATTTTTGAATTGCGGATTTAACTTGATTTGAGCATTCTTCATAATTAATAAAACATACTGGTTTATCTGTTTCAAAATTAGATTGACGATAATATCCACCATTATTATCTGGTAATCCTAATATATCCTCAATACTAGAAGTACTACAATCCACAACTACACAATTAGAATCTATCCACGATTTAACTTGCATAGACGTTCTATCATATTCATTGAATATAATATATTTGTCATAACTATCTGGTTTAGCAAAATTTTCAAATTTTTTGAGATGTTTCATAATTTATTTTTTTAGTATATATATTAATTTTTTTATTCATATTTTTAACTTATATTATTTTTAAACCTCTTTTCTATAAATCCATAATCTACAAAAGCACCTTCTATATCAGAAAAAGAATTCATCTGGGTAGTCAACATAGGATTTGGCATTAAGCATACAAATTTATCTTGAAAATATTGAGCACAAAATACATCTAAAATATCACCGAAAACTTTTATTTCTTTTATTTTATCGTATTTATTTATAAAATGATCATAAGCTAAATTACTATATGCTAATGAATGTGTTGCAAATGCGTTTTTTAATAAAATTAAATTAGGCTTAAACTTAATTAATTTATCATGTGTATTTGCACCAAGATAAAATATATGCCAATTTATGCCTTGTGATTGGTTTATTGCAAGTTGTAAAATTTCAGATGGATTTGGAACCAAAAATTCAAAATCATCTTCAAAAATAAGCACATTTTTTAATTTCTTTTCTTTTGCCTTTTTTATAATTTCTAAATTTGATTGTATTAAACCTATTCTTCCATCAGTATGTTTTATGGCAGAAAATCTTTGTACTCTTTCTAATATATCAACTTTCTTAAATTCTTCTTGTGCATGTTGCCATCTATCCACACGATGGTCTAAATTAATACAATGTATTTCATCAAAATAATCAAATGGGTTACTCATATAAAAGTTTTTTTTATTTATATAAAAGTATTTTTTAATTGTTTAATTTAATATATAGATATATGAGGCATATTAAAATATATGAAAATTATAAACCTAAGATACAAGAAGGTGATTATATAGTAATAAACATAAAAACAACATCTTATCAATTTGATGAATTTATAAATAATAATATAGGACAATTAATTTATATAGTACCATATAATACAGACTCATATTATATAAGATATGAAAACATACCAAAAATCATAAACCGCTGGTTTCATGGAAAAGATAAATTATTACCAAGTGATCCAGACCTTGAAAATTCCAAATGTTTTAACATACATGCTATAAATATAATAGATTACGCAAAAGATAAAAGTGAATTAGAATATATATTTGACTCTAAAAATTATAACTTATAAAAAATTCAAAATATAACTTATTATGATAAAAAAATATTCAGAATATATTAAAGAATCAATTACTACTGATATTACTGGTTTATTAGATAGTATAAATGACAAAAAAGTTGATTTTTATGCCATACATTTAGCAAATGATGAATTTACTAGTATGCCAATAGAAACCTTATATGATCATGCAGAATTTAATAAGCAGTTGTTCAAGGAAAATCTTAAAAAAGGTGAAATGGAAACTACAATGGACATTGAGAATTTTCTTAGAAAAGATATTGACATGAAATTTTTCTTTCTTTATAGTAGAAATGAGACCATATTAAATAATCCCAATTTTTTGATTATACAATATTATAAAGATAATAAGTGGTATCCTATTGAAATATATTCTATTAAAGGTTCAATTGAAAAATTCTACGAAAAATTAACTGCAAAAACAGTTGAACTTACACTCAATAATATAACCTATAGATATGAAACTTCAAATTCTGGTAATAATTGGTTATTAGTAGATAAAGATAAAAAAACTGATCAATTCAAAGAAAACTTAAATACAAATAGTATTAAAGAATTAATTCGTTCAGGTGCTAAATTAAAAATTATTGATTAATGAAAAATTATAAACTTTTTTGTGAAAATAAGGTTGATGGATATTTTTACAAAATTCATTTCAATGATAAAAATGTTGAAGATTATTTAATATGTGACATAAATATGTGTGCTAAAAGTTACAGAACATTTGATATAAAATTTTTTGATTTAGTTAAAAATAGAAAAATTCAAAAAATATTATTTGGTTTCTATTTTAAAGATACTACTATACTTGCTGATATATTAGTTGGAGGTAACAGTGAAAAAGAAGAAAAATTATTAACAAATCCAACACTTAGAATATTAGCAGAAAACGAAGAACTTTATATTGATCTTTTAGAAATATTTGATCCTGATCATATCAAAGTTGCAATGAGAAAATATAACCTATAAAAAATTGAATAAAAATATTAATATATAGAGATATAAAAAATTGAATAAAAATATTAATATATAGAGATATAAAAAAATAAAGAAAATATATGAAACACATAAAAACATTTGAATCATTTGAAGGAACTGAACAAATAGATGAATGGTTCGGTCAAAAATTTATCACAGGACATGATAAGGGAGAAAAAGAGAATGCTAAAGCTGTTCTTATGGGTTCTATTGAAGATGCTATAGAAGAAATGGAAAGTGATTCTGAATCATATGCACATGATGATACAGAAACTTTAAGACAAGATTTAATGACATTAGCGAAACAAGATAACTATAGAGGTAGAATTGAAAAAAGAACTTCCAGAGAAAGTGGACTTATAAATATAATTTATGTACCACAAGCAACAGGTTTACAAAATTTAGGTTCTGGTGCAGCAGCAGGTACAGGAACAAAATTAATGGGTAGATATTAAAATACAAATTAATTAAACAAAAAAAACAAGTGAAATCACTTGTTTTTTTGTTTTAAAATTTCTAACTCTATAGGCAACAGAGAATCTATTGAATTTGAACTTATCCTATCTAAAATATTATCCTTTGTTATATTATACTCAATATAACTATTTAATATAGTATTATTATTTTCCTCTGAATATAACTCGAAAAAGTTTTTATCACTATTAATAAAATCAATAATATTATCAACCCTTCCAAATTTAATTAACATTTTATGCTTCCTGAAAAATTCAATTAATTTTGCAACTTTATAATCATCTACAAAAGTAAGATAAATTGATTTATCATCAATATCAAGACCAGTAATGGCATCACTATCCTCTGGTTCTAAAAATTGAGAGACATTTTCTACAAATTCTTTTTCTAATTCTGGATTATTTCTTACTGTAATATGATACAAATCATTTGCAATATTTGTTGTTTTTTTGTTCACGAAGTCCATTATGAGCATATTCTTTTCTCCTGTATATTAATTAGTTACATAAGCCAAAATTATAACTTTTTTACAAATAAAAAAAATCAAATTTTAGATTTTATTTTTTTTAATGCTAAATCGCATTGTTTTCCACTTATTTCACTACCAATAAAATTACATTTTTTTTCTATGGAACCTAAAGCTGTGGTACCAACACCCATGAAATTATCATAAACCAAATCTCCTTCATTACCATATAAATCAATAAGTTTGACAACTAAATCTGTTGAAAAAGTTGCCTTATTTAAATCATTAGATCCATCGTTATTTTTAGCCTCAATATAATTATCAACTATTTGATAGTATTTTTGACCTCTTTCAGAAACAGAAGTAACTAATTTAAACATCTTAAACGTTTTTACCTCTTTTTTTCTAGCAAAAACCCAAATAAATTCAAAAATCCTATTAAGTCTATTATAGCTTGCTGGATGTGGCATAGACGTGTTCTTTTTCCAAAGTATAGTATCAACTATTTCCCAATTTGTATTTTCAACAATTTTAGATGCTAATTTGTACGGTAGAGATGGATTCTCAATAGAGTAACTAAAATTGTAAAGTACAACTCTATTTTCTTTCACAACTTTATCATAATTATTGAAAATCTCAATTGTCCAATCTATATATTCAGATTCATTCATATTATCCCTGTATTGGTCATACTTTCCCATATCAGACGGTCCACCTTTTCTTTTTTTTGAAAAATTGTATGGCGGTGAAGTAATCACCAAATCAACAAAATTTGGTGGCATATTATTCATAGTAGTTAAACAATCTTCATTGTATATCGTATTTATATTCAATTTTCATCTTATTTTTTTTATATATAGAAAAAAAGATTTCTAAAGATGATAGTTTATAAAAAAATAAATGAATATTTAGATAATAAAGAAAAAGGTGAATATCAACAATTGATTGACTATACCAAAATTTCAGATAATTTAAGTAATGACCATATTAAAGAATTGTGTAAAGAAGCAGAAAATAACAATTTTTATTCAATTTGTATTTTACCAAATGCTATATCAACCGCGCATTCATTTTTAAAAGGTGTCAAAATAGTTGCATTAATAGATTTTCCAAAGGGAGAAAGTGATATAAAACAAAAAATAAGTGAAATTGATGAAACTATTGTAAATGGTGCAAGTGAAGTTGATGTTGTTATTAATTATAAACTTGTTAAAGATCCTGAAGAACATGAAAAGTTAGAAAAAGAGATAAGAGAATTAACAGAATATTGCCATCGTGAAAGTATAATAGTTAAAATTATAATTGAAATGGGAGCATTAAATTATCAAGAATTAGAAACTATCTGTAAAATGTGTAGTGAAAACAATGCTGATTTTATAATGACTTCAACTGGAAAATTACCAAAAGACGATCCATTTGAAACAAAAGTTGAAAAGGTAAAATTTATGAGAAAAATATTACCAGATGAAATGAAAATTAAATTTTCTGGTGGTATTAGAACTATAGAACAAATCAAAGAATTAAAACCACTTGTTGATAGAATCGGCACAAGTGTAATTCCACAGTAATTATGAAATATTTAAAACTATTTGAAAGTAAAAGAGATGTAGTAGAGAATCAATTAATGAAAATAATTATATTTGAAGAAAAAGGATTTGATAGTTATTTATATAAAAATTTTTATAAAGATAAATCTTTTGGAAACTTATATACTATTAATTTTGTAAATGATGATAATTTCACACCACTAACAGCGGCAGTTTATTATGAAAGAACTGAAATTTTAGAAAAACTTATAAAATTTGGTGCAAATGTAAATTATACAAATGAAAATGGTGAAACTCCATTAATGGTAGCAGCAACAGAAAACAACTTAGATATGTTAAGGATATTGACTGATAACGGTGCAGATTGGAATAAAAGAAATATAAGTGGAAATGATTTTTTTGATTGTTTATTTGACGCTGAGTATGAACAGATACTTATAGAAGAATATCCGAAAAAATATGAAGATTATATTATAAAAAAAGATGCAAAAAAGTATAATTTATGAAACATCTAAAATTATATGAAGAAACATTTCCAGTTCCAACAGAAGAAGAATTAGAAAAATATGATATCAAAGTTGGGAATTATGTCATTGCAAATGAAAATTTTTTCAATTCAATTAGAAATCCATATTTTATTAATGAGTTGATTACTAAAGAAATAGGAAAAGTAGATAAAATTTTTATTAGCAATAAGGGATATAGAAATGAGCAGGTTTATTGTAGTGTTCGGTATACTAATATACCAGAAAGTATTTTAAAGCATATTAGTAATAAACCAGCCACGTTTATACATTCTATTAGGATTGATGATCTGAGAAAAGTATCACCAGAGGAATTTGAAAAGTATCAATTATCAAAAGTCGCAAATAAATATAACTTGTAATTTTTTTATTAAAATAAAAACAATATCTTTGATAACAATTTATAAAAGTTTTATGGAATCCAATCTTTCAAATGATTTAAAATCATATGCTGAATATCTTTTAGATAAATATATAAAATCTCCGAACTCAACAGAAGATAGTGGATTTTATCTTAGACTAAAACAATTTTGTGAAGAAGGTAGAATCAAAGGAATACTCAGTAAAAATGACAAGGTTACAACAAAAATTGATATATTAAATATATGTGGTAATGACTTAAGAAAAGTTTTAGGAGTTGACAATGATACATTTGAAGATTTTCAATTAAGAAGATATAATCCAAATGAATATAAATTGCAAAAGGATGTAAAAAAATATAATTTATGATAACACATTTTAACAAATTTCTTATGAACGAATCACTTAATCATTTTGATCTCAGTAAACTAGTCACAATTGTTAATATAAAACAGGATAATGAAGGTAACTGGATTTATACAACAAAAGATAATAGACAACTTACTTTACCAAAAGAACAAGCAAATAAAATAACCTTAGTAGATAGTAAACTTGCAGATTTTGTAAATAATGGGCATCCAATTACAAAGTATTTTGAACTTGATTTAGATACTATCATTTATGCCGCAAATTTTGCTGTTGATGCAATAGCAATGAGAGAAGGTAGAGTATATTTAATTGAACGAAAAGATGGTCGCGGTTGGGCAATTCCTGGTGGATTTATTGATGCCGGTGAAACACCAGAACAAGCAGCATTAAGGGAATTACAAGAAGAAACATTAGCAAAACCAAAAGATATTAAGAGTGTTGAATCATTAGGAATGTTTAAAACTAGTGATCCAAGAGAAATTGATTTTTTCTCTTTTATATTTGTTTTTCAAATTAAAGCTTCTGCTGAATTAAAATTTGCTGATGATGCTACAAATGGAAAATGGTTACTATTAAGTAGGGCAATTAAAAGCAAATTAGCTTTTCCACATCACAACGATTTTCTAAAAAAAGTTACTTATTAATTTTCTCTTTTTCCCTTTTCATTGGTAATGGTGGAGATATTTTAAATTCTCTATTTAAATATCTTCTAAATTCATTTTCAACATAATAAGGTGGTACAACTTTATTATCATTCTCTTTTTCCATTTTAGTTGCTAACATATATGCAAAACTTATAATATGTTCTCTTCTCACCATATTTATTAATCCTTTTTCTACAGCAAAGGATTTATAAAACCAATCATCATAAAAATGCACAAACTCACCCTCACTAATATCAATTGCTTTTATTATTATACCTGACATAAAACTTTTATAATCAACTTTCTTCACAAGCATAATAGGTACTAAAATTTTTATTAATGCCCTTGAACCACCTAAAAATTGTGAAACTACCCATAAAGGAAGATATATAAAAGCTAATGCTAAAGGAATTGCTCTATGAAGAAACTTAAAAATACCTTGTAAATATTCTCTATTTTCCTTAAATTTTATAGCATCTGAGTGAAGTGCCTTTAATACTCCGAATGTTAGTTTTTTACCACTTGCTAATTGATTATATAATTTCCCTTGCTTTGCTACTTCTTTAATCTTTTTTAATTCTTCATCACTTTTAAAACTAAAAATATTGGAAATATCAATAGAAGTAAAGTCATATATATCATCAACAAATTCATAAAGTTTTATAATCATAGCATTATATATAAAAAAATTATAATGATTTTAACATAGCAATTAAATTAGGTTGAGGACTCATGTCAGTCTTATCCGTTCTTATATTAGTATGAGTCCACACACCTGGATAACCATTCATTGTTAATGGATTATACTCAAATGCTGTTCTACCAATTGATTGTATTGCATATGCAGTATTTTCTCCCCAACTACCATCTTCTGATAAAGGTTTACCGTTTTTACCAACAAATCCATTTTTATTCAACCATTTTTGTTGATCCATAATTGATAAATTATTTGGCATAATTAATGTCTCCTTTTTTATCCATTCAACCAAGCCCATTTTTAAATTTATACCAAATTTAGTACCTAAAGAAACTAATAATGTCCTCAAACTATCTAATTGTTTATCTGTATATTTATGATAATACTTAAATCCTCTGAAAGGTTTTGATAATTCAACAACCTGATCTGCAGGCACAGGAGTATTCACATAAGTCATAAATTGTCCAGTTTTTGATAATGTTAAATTTCCATAATTACAGACTTCTATTCCTATTGAAATTTTATCAAATAAACCATTGGTACCTTTTACACCAAGATGGAATGCCCATTGACTTTCAGGAAAACATCTAACAACAACACCATCCCAAGTAATATCATTATCTCTGGTACTCTTACCGCCTATAACATATGGTACAGCAATTTTTCTAGTTGAGCCATCTTCATTTTTATCTTTGTTCCAACTTTGTACAACCCAATCAGGTCTATGACTACCAGCAGTATGATGTAAATAAATTATACTTTTTTTAATATCATTAGAGAAGTATTCGTCAGAATCTAAAAAAATATCTTTAATATTCATATTTTTATTTATTATTTTTTGACATTACTATTAACATATAAAAATGTTGGCGGCTGAATAGTATTGTTATCCGTTATATCATTATCATAGAGTTGTTCGTTTTTTAATGTATTTAAATCTTGTGTATTTTTATACACCCTTTCACCTTTTAATTTATGGTCAACATCTACATCCTCATACAATAATGTTGATTCCATTCTTCTTTTTATTGTTATATTTTTATAAACTTCTTCATTATTTAATGAAGTGATTTTATCTTCTGAATTTTTAAATAGTGATTCATTATGTAATAAAGTTTTCTTATCGGGAACATTATCAAAAACAGTTTCTCCCTTTAGTGTTTTATTTGAATCTTTATTTCTATAAACATTTTCATTTTCCAATCTATTTGTAGAATCAATATTTTGATAAACAAACTCTTTTGGTGTATGACGGCTAACATTTACATTTTTATAAACTTCTTCGTTTTCTAATAAATTATTTGAATCTTTATTTCTATAGACATTTTCATTTTCTAATTTGTTTGTAGAATCAATATTTTGATAAACAAATTCATTTGGTGTATGACGATTGACATTTATATTTTTATAAACATTCTCATCTTTCAAAGCATTATTAGAATCTTTGTTTTTATACGCATACTCATTTTCTAATCTATTTGTAGAATCAATGTTTTTATAAACATTTTCATCTTTTAAAATATTATTAGAATCTTTATTCTTGTAGACATCTTCATTTTCTAATTTATTATTAGAATCTTTATTTTTATAGACATCTTCATTTTCTAATCTATTTGTAGAGTCAATGTTTTTATAAACTTCTTCATTATTTAAAGTAGAATTATCTCCAACATTATCATAAACTTTTTCACCATTCAATGTAATTACATTATCAACATTATCATAAACTGTTTCACCATTTAATGTACCATATTCTTCAACATTAACATATACGGTCTCACCTGCTAGTGTACCATTTTCTTTTATATTATCATAAACCGTTTCTCCATTTAAAGTATTATTATCGTTAACATTTGTAAAAAGATTCTCACCATTTAAAACATTATTCACTCCTACACCATAAAAAAGATTTTCATCATTTAAAGTATTATTTACTCCTATACCATAAAAAAGAGTCTGATTTTCTGGTGTCTTATTTCGCTGTCTATCTTTTTCTTTTACATTATCATAATCAACCATATCAGTAAATGGTGGATTATATACAACTTCACCGTGTAATTTATTATTTATTCCTATACCATTGTAAACAACTTCACCGTTTGGTGTTTTATTTCTTGCATCTTTTTCAGTAGGATTATCATAATCCATCATAGGAGTAAAAGGAGGATTATAAACAACTTCACCTTTTGGTGTTTTATTTCTATCCAACCCAAACTCATTTTTCAAATCATCATAATCAATAAAATTAGTATTACCATAAAGTTTACTACCATTTAATGTTTTGCCTCTTTTTTTATCTTTTTCACTTAAATTATCATAATCAACAAATATTGTTTTTCCATAAAGAACTTGTCCTTCTGGTGTTTTATTTAATAGTGCGTGATTATTAACAACTATTCTATCAATTACATTTGAATTTTTAGTATCATTAGACATTAACTAGATCTTCTTTTTTTAATCATCTCCTGAATATATTGATCAGCAGGCAATTTAATATCTGGGTCTTTTCTATTAACCAATTCTTCTTTCGTATTATCTTTTATACCTTCTTTTTCATTTATTTCTTTAACAATAGATGCTAAATATGTTTCTGGACTTACTTTTGAATCTTCATTTGTATAAACTAATCCATATATACTTTCATCATTGAAAATATAAAATTCATTATTAGGCAAAGTAAAATCCTGATAAAACATTAATTTACCTATTGTACCATATGTTAATATTTGTTTACCTGTCATATTTAAATATTTTAACATAAAAGCATCTTTTATATGAATTTTTTCTTCCTTCAAAGAAATTAAATTTATACCTAAATCCATTTTGAATATAGGTATTTTTCTAAATATATTTAACATTTGGGTGTTTGCTACTACTATCATTGTTCGTGAATATCATCTTTTAAATCATTCTCATCTACACCAGTATCATCAGATTTATCTTTTAATTGACCTAATTTATCAATCATAAAATCCTCTTTAATATCCTCAACTTTTACTTCCTCTACCAATTCTCCTTTTTCTTTATTATTCTCATCAAATTGATGAATTTTTAAAAGAACTTTATTAATTTCTAAATTTTTACCCTCGGCTGGGGGAGTTGCGGCTGGAGCTTCACCCTGACCTTGAGCAGGAGGTTGTGTTTGTTGAGTTTGTGCTTGTGCTTCATCACCTTTCATTTCATCAAGTCTTATCATAAAAATAACTCTATATCTCATTGATGTTCCTTCTTCTTCTTCACCTTCTTTTATTGGTTCTGTAAAATTAAATATTAGGAATTTTTCCATTGGATTATAATTAGAAATTTGAATATCTCCATCCAATTCACAACCCTGAGCACCTAATGAACCATCTGTAAACCATTTTTCAATTTGTGCTTCTAATTCCTTAAAAAAAACTGAAATTTTATAATCAGCTGATTCAACGTATTCTTCAAATAATTTCCTCATAATTGTTAATTAATTTTACTCTATATATAAAAATCATGTTCATTAAAATCAAAAATGAAAATTAATATATATTATATGAAAATTTTAAAAGAATCAGAAGTCTCATCAGGAAATGCGAGCGGAAAAGCAGGTGTAGCATCACTTCCGTTCAATAAAGGATATTATTCTTCTGGTAACAATGGATCACCAGGTATAGAATTTACTCCAAAAGGTGAACCAAGTTTCAAAACATACAAAAGTATGAAGCATTCAAAAAAGAATGTTAAAGAAAAAAGAGAAAAAATGAAAAAATTTAGAGAATTCGCAAAAGAATCAGTAAACTACGAAAATCTAGAAATTAGAGGAATCAATTTCATTGATGATAATGAAGGTTATGTTAAAATAGAAATGGATGGTAAACAAAAAATGGAGCATTTTAGTATTAATCACGCTGGGTATGTTCATTTTCAACTTTTTCATCCAGAACAAAATTATTATCAATTAGTTCAATATGTATATGAACAAATGCCAGAATGCAATTTAAAAACTAAAGTTCTTGATAATTATGAAGAAGTTTTTCAGTTAGAAACATTAACCGAAGAAGCTTCTGCAACTATGGGTAATACAGGTGGTATGGGTGCTGTTGTGTCGGCACAACCATCAAGTACACCAGGTGATGTTGCAGGTGGAACAAAAGGTTCTGGTGATATTGGACAAACACTTGGTACTTATACTAAACCAGGAATAAAAATGAAAAAGGATAAAAAGAAAAAAAGAAAAATAGAATCTTTTGATAATTTTAAAATAAAATAAAAAATCCATATGAAAATAGAAAGATTTAATCAAATAAATGAGTCTTCTCATAACGAATTTTTGAATCATTATAGTGATGATATACAGAAATCTATCATTTTATTAGTAAAATTAAAAAATTTTTTCATTGAAGCTGAACATAACGATGAAAATATTACTGATGAACTTGGTGAACTTGGTGAAAAAATAGAAAATAGACTTAGTGTTTATGATAAAAATGTACCATCAAAAATAGATGAATGGATTTATGATACTCCAACACCAGATGAAATTGTTGAATTCGCAATAAGAAACCAATATAAATGGGGAACTGAACCGCAAATGGTATTATACGCAATTGAAGATTATGCAACAGAATGTGGAATATATCCTGATGATGAGGATGATATTGATGAAAATGAGAATGAAGATGAATTTTATGAAGGCTCTTTTCAATTTGATAAAGAAGAAGTTGATGAACCAAAAAATGAGAATATTGAATTATTTGAAAATTTTGAAACCAGTTATACTTATGAATGTAGTGGTTCACCTAGTCCAACATTTAGAGTTAAAGCAGACTTTTTTGAATTTATGGCTAATCATGGATTTAAACACACCACATTAACCAAAAAAACTAACATGCTAATTGTGGAAGATAAAGATATGGGTACTTTAAAATGTCAAAAAGCACAAAAATATGGTGTACCAATTTATACATATAGAGAAGCAAAGAAAAAGGTTATAGCATTAGCAGAAGACATGGAAAAATATAATTTATAACTTGTGAGATACATAAAAACATACGAAAAATTTTTCATAAAAAAAGTCTGGAACAAAATACTAGATCCAGAAAGTGATTTAAAAGAAATTGAGGCATCTTGGAATATGCATGAAATCCCTGTGTTACAAAAATATGGAAAAATAACTGAAGATACATTTGAATATAACTCTGTTATGAGTAATCTTTCAATAAAAATTAAAAAAATATATGTGGAAGAAGCATTTGGATATACACCAGCAACATTTAAGGTAAATGTTAGCAATGATAGAGGTATATATCGTAAAACATTTACAGATTTTAATGATGTAATAAAACTTATGGAAAAATTGATTCCAAAAGAAGAAATAGACGCAAATAAATATAATCTATAATTTTTTTATTTAAATAACATTTCATATATTTAACTTCAAATAATAAAATTATGGAAAAAGTAGATAAAGTTACATATGAAATGTCGGGTCCTCCACCGAAATGGTTATGGTATCATAAAGCAGACTTTGAGAGTGATATGTTGAAATGGGGATATTCTCATACCACATTGAATAAAAATACTGATATGTTAATTGTAGAATCAAAAGATTTAGGTACATTAAAATGTCAGAAAGCAGAAAAATACGGTATACCTATATACACTTATAAAGAAGCATTTGATAGAAAAGAAAAATTATACACAAGAGTAATTAGGAAAAAAAGATTAGATAATATAAATAAAAACAGAGAAGAATAAAACACCTTTTAGGTGTTTTATTTTTTTAAACAAACTCACATCAAAATTATATATAATTCATAAAAAATAATTAAAAATAGTGGATTACAATAAAAATTATTATCAAGAATTAGGATTAGATAAAAATGCAACTGAGGACGATATAAAGAAAACATATAGAAAATTAGCACATAAACATCATCCCGACAAAAATCAGGGTAATAAAGATTCAGAAGCATTATTTCAAAGAATAAATGAAGCAAATTCTGTTCTGTCGGATGCTAAGTCTAAACAAGAATATGATCAAAGAAGTCCACATGGAAAAAGCTATTCACCGAGTCCTTTTGGTGGATTTGAATTTAGTGGTATGGGAGATATTTTTAACCAATTTTTTGGTGGTGGATTTGATCCATTTGGTGGATTCAATCCTTTCAGAAGAGAGGAATTTATTGAAAATTTAGATATCAATCTAAATGTTAATATCAATCTTAAACAGATTTATCTTAATGATCATCTCATTTTAAAATTTAAAAAATATGTATCATGTCCAGATTGTAATGGTACTGGATTTGATAAAAATAGTCATTCTGATACTTGTGAAATATGTAATGGTTCTGGTATTGATAATGGTAGAACTTGTACCTATTGTAAAGGTGATGGTAAAATATACACAGGAACTTGTAAAACATGTAGTGGTGAAAAAATTATTTTGAAAGATGCAGAAGTAACAATGCAAAATGTATCACAAATAAGAAACAATCTAAGAAATATACATAGAGGATTTGGTCACCAATCAAAATATTATAGGGAAAAAGTAGGTAGTTTAATATTAAATATTATTGTTGATAGAAATGATAAATATCAGATAGTAAATAATGTTGAATTACACCAAACTTTAGATATACATTTTCAAGATGCTATTGATGGAAAAGAAATTTTATATTCACATATTGATGATACATCACTAAAAATTAAATTACCAACAAAAAGTAAAAATAACGATATAATTAGAGTAAAAGATAAAGGCTTATTAATAAATGATAAGCAACGAAGCGATTTATATATAAAAATAAATATTATAATTGATTATGATAGAATTTGATTTTTATTCCTATGATGAAGATAAAGATAAAATAAAAATATATTCAGAAGAAGTTCAGAATTATTTTAGTTCCACATATTATATTGATATTGAAACAGTTGATTTTGATGAAAATCAAAATATTGTTTTGTTTATTGAACATTCAAGAAACATAATAAATCCTTCAGAGTTAGAAAAAACACTTTTAGAAAATTTCAAACATCTAAATGATGTTGAGGTTAGAAATATGAAAATTTTATTGACTTTTGATAGTAAAGAAATTGAAATTTGTTAAATTTCATCAAAAGTTTTTCTTAATTCATTTAACTCTAAATTAAGTGTATTAACATAATATTCTAAAATATCCTGAACAAACACTACTGTAGCAATTTCATCAGGATTTAGAACCACCTCATTTATTACAAATGGATTTGTACTGGATATTCCAGATGATGTAGATGTATCTGATGCGATAATTCTATATGATTTTTTATTCATTATCTCTCGTAAATCAAATATAGTTTTTTCTAGTTTATCAATTCTATCAACCAAACCTGCCGCAATATCAAAATCTTTTCTTTCCATTTTTATTTTTTATTTTATATATTTAAATTTCTTCGTTCTCTCCATTTTCTTTCAAATATTCACATTTATAACTCTGACATATTGCTGGTCTAATATCATATATTGAACAGAATCTTAAATTATTATTGTAGAAAATACAGGATTTTTTATTAGTATCAAAATTTAATCTAATTGCAGGATAACTACTTGGTTCTTGCCAAACTGATCTATCTGGAAAAATATTCTTACCTTCTTCATAATATATGAAAACACTTTCTTTACTAACTTCTTTTCCAATCTTTTCTGATAATCTTGCTACAAATTCATCAGTATCTAAATGTGGACCAATTATCCAATCTCTATTTTCAATAGAACAACAACTTCCATGATAATTATCTTGACCCCAACATAAAAAACTACATATATTACAATTTTTACCCATTATTATTTTTATTTTTTATATTATATAAAATAAAAACAAAAAAGACTGAATAAATTCAGTCTTTTTTAATTAAAAAAATTGTTATATTATATTCTAACTTTTTCACCACCAGAATCTCTAATAATATTTCTTAGTTGTTCTGTAGCACATTTATCAAAGGCAGATTTAGTCATACTTAAAACGTTATTTGAACTATCCCATTTACATTTTTGTTTTTCACCTTTTATAAAATTAAGAACTTTTGTAGGTTTTTCTTCAAATCCCCAAGCTAACATCTCTTCTTTCTTAGGCTCAGAAACCATACCTTCTGTTGATTTTAAATTGATTTTAAAAGTCATTGTATATACTGGTTTATCTTCTGTTCCAGTATTTTTCTTTGATCTATATTTTAAAGCAACTCTATATTTTCTTTTCTTCAAAACATTTTCACTATATTCCATAAACAAATCTTGATCATAATCCATTTTGAAATCATTCTTATCTACTTCAAATTCTACATATTGTGGTTCTCCATTTTGATTGCCTGCAAATTTAATATTTTTACCATAAGCAAACATTTCACTTATAATTTTCTTAACTTCTTTTTGAACTTCACCTGATACTGGTGCGGCTGCTTCTTTTTTTGCTTCTAAAAAGAGTCCGAAATTTTGTATTTTTCTCATATTTTTTGTATTATTTTTACCTTCAAAAGTTGTATCTGAAGTATAGCCTTTATATAATGATTTTTTATTAGGTATATCTGATGATGGTGTGTCATCTTTAGATGTTTCTACTCTATTTTGTCTATCATCTGACCATTTTTTTATAGTTGACCAATATATATTACTATATGGTTTTTCTTCTCTTATATAAGGATATTCTTCCTTTAATTTTTTAAGTTCTTCTTTTATTTCATCTTCACTTAAAAGTAAAATAGATTCCATTTTATCCTTAAATTCTTGTGGTGTAATATTAAATAATTTAGAACGATATGATGATTCCATGTCAGGAGAATCCTCACCATTTATAATAGCCTGTGTTATATCTTGCTCATGTGAATCTGCGTTTAGATATTTTTGATGCCATTTTTTAATAACTTCCCAATACGCTTTCTTATATGGTTCTTCTTCCCTAACAAAAGGATATTCTTTTTTCAATTTTGCTAATGCTCTTGACGCATTTTCTAAATCTTTATCAATAATCTTTTCTATTGAATCTAATTTAATATGAAAATCTTTTAGTGATAATTCACTTAATCTATCTCTTTCCATGTTATTTTATTATTTTTATTTTAAACTTCATAAACTTTAGTTTTATAAGGTTGTATAATTTCTTCGTTTCTATCTGGATAATTTACTCTACTTAAAATATATCTTAGAGCATTTAATTGTCCCATCTTCTTATCATTCATATCAATAACACACCAAGGCGATTTTTTAGTTGATGTTTTAGCAAACATTTGTTCCTTATAATAAGTAAACAAATCATATTTATCAACTGCTTTAGCATCATTAGGACTAAATTTCCAATATTTAATTGGATGTGCTTTTCTTAAATTAAATCTAAATTCTTGAGTTTCTTTATCAATTGAAAACCATAATTTTATATAAATTACACCTTCATCTATTAATTCTTTTTCAAACGGAACAACATCTTTCATAAATTGTCTATATTGTTCTTCGGTACAATATCCATTTACCGGATCATTTACTGCTCTATTATACCAAGAACGATCAAAGAATTTTAAATGACCAGTTGTAGGTAATGCTTTTACATAACGATGAAACCAATTTCTTTTTTGATATTTTGTTGGTATATCAAACCAATCATGACTTACAATTTTTTCTGGTGTATTTTCTTCAATCAAACGAATAAAAGAACCTTTACCTGCTGAATCTCTACCATCTAATGTTACAAGTACTCTTTGATTTGTATCTTTTATCCATTCAATCATTTTTTGTAATTCAATAAATAATGCCTTATTTTCATTTTCAAAAACTTTTTTAGAAATTTTTCTTTGTTTCTTTTTAGTATCTTTCAAAGTTTTCAGTTTAGCAAATTTATCACTAAGATTGTATTTAGAATAATCGTTATTTATTTTTAGAAAAATTCTAGGTATTTCTGATAAATACTCATCAAAATAACTTTCTGCTATATCTGGATTTAATTTTTGTTTAACCCTAAGAGTTTTGAAAAATGAATCTAATTCCAATAAAAGATATAATTCTTCACCAAATTCTTCTTTAGCCTTGATTTTTAATTCTCTAACATCTGTTCCCTTATTAAAAAGTTTTCTATATTCTCCAATAAATTTAATTACACTTTTTTTATCAACATCAGTATAATATTTAGTTTCTGGTTCAGATTCTACTTCAACTTTCGGTGTGTACGTTGTTTTTAAAGGGTATGTAGATGTGGAAGTCCAATTTTCAAAGGTTTTTAAATAATCCATATACTTCATAAGATGAATATTAATTTTAATATATATATTAAAAATTATAACCAATTTTTAAACCAAAAATAAAAATAAAACTATACACGTTATGCTAATTATAGAGATAAAAAAAGGAGAAAGTATTGATGTTGCTTTGAAGAGATTAAAGAACAAATTCAAAAGAATTAAGATTACAGAAGAATTAAGAGAAAGAAAGACTTTTGAAAAACCATCGGAAGTTAAAAGAAAAGAAAAAAAGAAAGCTATTTATATTCAAAAACTAAAAAATCAAGAAGATAATTCCTGATTTTTTAAATTTTCTTCTTCTTGTTCCTTTTTTAAGTTTTCCATTATTTCTCGCAATTTATCTCTCCTAAGATAAATATTTGCTTCTTTATAAATTTCATCCTCAGACATTTTACGAACTTTATTATTTAGGTCAATAAACAATTCATTGACAAAACTTTTTGTACCATACATCTGCCACCTACGATTAGAACAAAGAACAGGTAAATATTCATCATTAAATTGCGGTTTCATTATATAATAATTTATTGCAGATTCAACTTCCCAACGAAATTTCTTTTTAGTTTTAGATATTATTTCAGAATAAACATCATTCCAATCACAACCAATCTTAGATTCAATAAAATTTCTAATTGGACTTGTATCAATACTATTCCATCTATATCCTCTTTTCATTGATTTATGAAAAGGTAATTCATCATTATAATCAATATTTTTATCATGATCATACTGAAACCAACATTTTGAATGTTTTTGTTTGTTTCTTAATTTTCTATGAAGACATTTTTCTTTTATCATGATATTATATATATTTAAAAAATGAAAGGTATTATCTACCTTTCATTTTTCTCATTTCTCTGCGGTTGTTATCACGACTTTTTTCTTTCTTCTGATTTTCTCTCTTTTCTTTCCAAGTCATTGATTCACCACCATCTTTTAAGTTTAAGATAGGTTTTACTCTATCCAATATAGTTGCGGTTGGTTCTATAGCAGCTTCAATCATTTTAGGATTTTTGTAAGCCTGTGGACTTTCATCCAATGTAGATTTACAAACTGAAGTTGATACAATCCCTTTCATCTGAAATTCAAAATCTTTCAAGTCAATTTTTCTACTAGCATCTCCTCTTGACATTACTCTACCGGCACCGTGATTAGCTGAAAAATTCCATTCTGGATTTGATTTACCTTCACAAATTAACATACCATCCTTCATTGAAAAAGGAATAATCATTTTTTCACCAATATATGAAGTGATAGCACCTTTACGGATAATCATATCTTCAAAATTGATATAGTTATGAATTGATTCAATTTTTTCAATTTCCTTTGCTGAAACAACTTTAAGGATTTTTTCAATAATAGTTGCTCTGTTGAATCTTGAATAAGCCTGTGCAAAAATCATATCCATAAAATAATCAATAGCAAACTGTCCTTCTAAGTATTCCATACCCTTCATATCAACTTCAAAATCAATACCTAATTCTTTTTTTGCTTCTTTTATTTTAGTCAAAATTTCTGCACCTGCAAAGTTTTTTCTAATATCTTCTATTTTTAATTTCAAAGATACATTTCTTTTATCATCAAGAATTTTTTTAGCAATTTTCATATGATATTCACATACCATTTTTCCAAAATTTCTTGAACCAGTGTGAACTGTAATCCAAAAATTTCCAGTAGTATCTGATAATCCAACTTCAATAAAGTGGTTTCCACCACCTAATGTACCAATAGCCAATTCAGCGGCTTGTCTCATACCGATTTGTTTACATTTATTCAAGAACCAGTCATAAGTAAATTCTACTTCTGAATAATTTGTTCCGAATTTTTTGTTATATGAAACAATGAATTTTTTTGCTAAATCATTGGTTTCTTTCCAATTAAAGTTTTTTTCAAAGAATTTTGATGGTACAGCACTTCTTTCCATAACATTGCTTCCCATAGGAACAACATTTCTGATTTTTTCATCAAATTTCAAAAGCTTATCTTTATTCGTCGTAAAGTCTTTTCCAACATTTACAGCTAACATACCACAACCAATATCCACACCGATCACAGCAGGTACTATCTTTCCAGTTAATGGCATAGTAAATCCGATTGGAGACGAAGCACCAGCATGAATATCAACCATCATTGCAATTGGTTCAGTAAATGCAGGATTAGCAATTAAGTTATGAACTTGAGTTAATGCTGATTCTTCAACATCATCAATCATAATTTTTGCGGTCGTATATTTTCCTTTTATCTCTAACATAATAATCCTTTCTTGTTTATAATGCAAAAGTAATTAAAAGTTTTGAGATAAAAAAATTACACTATAAATTTATTCCACACAGATTTAGAATTTACATTATATTTAAATAAATAAAATTTATTTAACATTAATAGTAATCTACTTCTGTTTTTATAAATTTCTACCATTCTATTTACAACACTATCATAATCTATATCAGAAACGATAGAAATTTTTGGCATCCAATCAATAGTTTCACTAACAAGAATTGGTACTTCATTATAAACAAAATCAGCTGTTATTATATTAAAACTTTCTGTATATGATAATTGAAGTCCCATATCCATTTGTTTTATTAATTCTTCAAATTCATCGTGTTCCAACCATTCATGACATATTAATTTATGCTTAGCATTAATTTTAAATAATTGTCTTATATTTAATAAAACAGGTTCTCTTGAATATTGATCCGCATTTATATGAAAATGTAATATCATACCTAATTTATCAGCTGCTAATATTGCACACATTGCTTGAAATAGTTGATTTTTTAATAATCTCAAGGCACCAAATGAACCAATGTTTATAATTTCACTATGTTTATTACTTATTAATTCATCCTTAACTTTCAACTTTTCTACTTTTTCTTCAAGTGCAATTGCTTGACCATCCTCAAAATCAAATATATCTGGTAAACATTTGAAGTTATAATTACAAACTTTTGATAATTCTTCTGCAAATTCATTATTATTACAAGATAAAATTAATTTATCATTATTTAAATCAATATAATTATGAATGAATTTAAATGCTTGTGGTTCAGCTGCTAAGAAACCAGCATTACTATGTATTCTTATAACCCATTTTATAGTTTCGTATGTAAGCATTAAATTATCTAATTTAACACTATCTAACCACAACGCCTCAATAATAACAACAGTAGGATTAAAACTATCAATTTCTGTTTGAATATTACCAGCATCCTTAACCATAGATATTTTACATTGATTTTGTGTTGTTTCTAAATAATCAGCAACCATTTTAGCCGAACTATAAAGACCTGTTGAAACAGAAGACTCAGGATATGAATTTTCTTTTAATAAAAACAATACTCTATCATGAAATCTTGTAACATCAATTGTTTTTGTTGAACTTACAGTCCCACATAAATTAGTAACTGAATATGATATAATTGCTGAACCTTCTGATATTCCCTTAACTATCCCAGTTTTTGGTTCAACAGATGCAACAAATATATTACTACTACTCCAAAAACCTCCACTATTATTACTATCAGTAGTATATGTTGTTGTTGCTCCAACAGATAAATAATTATCACCTATAATATTACCTGGATTTAAAACAGGTTTAACTAAAATTGAAGCATTTGCCTTATTTGTACCACAAATATTTGATACTGAAAATGTTATTGTAGCAGATCCTTCGGATATTCCAGTTACTACACCAGAATTAGAAACAGTTGCCACATTTATATTATTACTACTCCAAGTTCCAACTACATCAACAGTGCTACTAAGTGATATTGTTGATCCAACGCAAACAATTTTTTCACCTTTAATAATTCCAGCATTTAAATATTCATTAATTGTAACTGTTTTTTTTGTCCTACTTGTTTTCCCTCTGCGTGTCACAGAATATGAAATTGTAACTATACCTGCAGAAATTCCTTTTAATATTCCACTTTTTAAATTTATAGTCGCAATATTACTATCACTACTATCCCATTCACCACCACGATCACCATTAGTACTATACTTTACAAAATTGCCGACACATGTTGAATCATCACCACTTATAGTTCCTGCATCTGGATATCTACTACCAAACTGATTAAGTGCAACTTCCTCAGCTTGATTTTGATTTTGTATATTCTTTTCTTCTTCTATTTTAACAATTTTTTTACCTCTATGTTTAAAAAAATCTGTAATTTTATTTGCCATTTTTTTATATTATTTTTACGTTATATATAAAAAAATATATAGTTTATTTTACAAAAAATAGGGTTTTTCAATTTTATATTTTATATATAAGGAAAAAAATAATTAATATAATGAAAATTTTATTCATATTGAAAGATAGATTCTACAACAAGTCACACTCAAAATCTTATGGACTAATAAATTCATCTAAACAAGTTGCACAATATCTTGAAAAAATTGGACATGAATATAAAATAGTACAAGTAATAGATGGTAATTCTTTAGATAAAGAAATATTTGAATATAAACCAGATATGGTTATTATAGAGGCTTTATGGGTAACTGGTTCTAAAATAAAAGAACTAATGGAAATACCGAGGTATAAAAATATACAATGGGTTATTAGAGTCCATAGTGATATTGGATTTTTAAGTGCTGAAACTTTAGCAATGAAATATATAAATGATTATATCAATCTTAAAAAAGATAATTTATTTGTTTCTTGTAATAATTTAGAATTTAATTACTTTTTATCTAAAACGATAAACTATGATTTTGTTTATTTACCAAATATTATTGAATTAGAATTTACTGATAGTGAATTAGAAAAGAAAGAACATATTGATATTGGAAGTTTTGGTTCATTAAGAATCTTAAAAAATCAATGTTATCAAGCAATGTGTGCTATAGCAGCCGCAGACAAATTAGGTAAAAAATTAAAATTTCATGTTTCAGTTGATATTAATATAGATAAAAATGAAAATACAAATCCAGTATTAAAAAATTTAGAAGAATTATTCTCTACAAGTGAGCATGAATTAATAAAACATTCTTGGTTGGCAAATGATGATTTTCATGAATTAATTAAAACAATGGATTTAGGATTACAACTATCATATACAGAAAGTTTCAATATTGTAACTGCTGATTTTGTTAGACATGGTGTTCCAATAATAGTTAGCGATGCCATAAAATGGATGCCAAATTTCTTAAAAACATCAACTGTGGATTATCATGAAACTATTCATAAAATTATAAAAGTTTACAGATTAAGAAATTGTAAATTTTTAACAAAGTGGTCACGAAGAAAGTTAAAAAAATATAATAATCTCGCAAAAAGTGATTGGTTATATTTTATGAATTATTTTGAAAACAAAAAATCCTAGTAAAACTAGGATTTTTTGTTTAACAATTTTTAATCATATCTCTTACTTTTGCGGCATTTTCATAATCTTCATCCGCTACATATTTTGCCATTTTTTCGGTCAAAAAGCCCTTCTGAATACCACGAATTTCAGGATCTTCATATTGATAATTTTCCATAAGGTCCTCAAAAACCCTTTCATACTTTTTAGTTTCATTAATCATCATATCCTTTGTAATAAAAGGTATTTGAATTTGATCCAAAACTATATTAACTTTTTCTTGTGTTTCTTTTAATTTATGATAAATTTGAAACGCATCTACCATTAGATCATCTATATGATGAATAGTTGTATCTAAAGGAGTATCCTTTATTTTATAGGTTTCAGCTTGCTCTAATAAATTCTGATGGTTGAATTTTTTACCTTCAATCAAAACGAAAGTTTTAATCCAATAAATTAGAGTTAAAAAATCATCAATATTTATTTTACTTTTCACTTGCATCTCTTTGTTTTTTACTATCATTATATTTTGTTTTTTAGTTATTGTTTTTATTCTTGAGGAAAAAATTCATCAATAGATAAAAGTTCATCAACAGATAAATTCATCAATAAAGAATGTAACGTATCTTCGTTAATATTTCTTAGTTTTACTATTAGTTGATCAACGAGAGGTTTTTTAGCAAGTTTTTCAAGTTTTAGTTTTCTATCTTCTTTTATATATGATAATTTGCCTTCCCAATATAAATCTATTACATCCTTACATTCTTTTAAACCACCACTTGTATATTCTTTCAATGCTTTTACACTTGCAAGTTTGGCATTTGTCCTGGTAAATTCTACAAATTCATCTTTATGTTGATAAATTGCTTTACATGCTCTATCAAAAAAAATATCATCAATATTAATTGTGCCAAATTTAGTATTAAAAGTTTTCATGATTTTTTCTATGATTATTGTTCTACAAAAGTATGAAAAATTCTATAATAAAAAAATTATTTGTACAATTTTTTCAATTTCATTTTTCTGATAATTTTAATACCATTTAAAATTTCTACATAATCAAAAATAAATGAATCTCCCTCAATCTTTTTTGCAACATATACTGTATTATATAAAATAAAAAGAAAATAACTTTCCTGAAAAAGAGGATGATCCTGTTTTATTCTTTCATTTAATTGAAAAGTTTTTAATTTGAATAAATAAGATTTAAAAATCTCACTTTTAGTTTTTAAGTCAATTGGATTTTTATTCCTTATATGAAAGTTTATATCCTTAACAAAATCATATGATTGATAGGTTGACATCTTAATCCATTTTATTGGGCTGAATTGATGCTTTAACAGCCGAACTATCTATTAATTGTTGCCTTACATATTGTGGTGGTTGATAACCCAATTTACCATTATTGTAAATAACATTCATAAATATTCCGTGAATAAAACTACCATCATTTATAACACCATCTAACCAAAATCCATTTTCCCAATACCCATTATTAAAGGTTCCACCTGACCAAAATCCTTCAAACCAATATCCATTATTAAAATTACCTGTTTTATGAGTTCCACCATACCATTTACCATTATACCAAACACCATTATACCAAACAGTTCTATTATGATTATCCGATACTAATGTAACACCCGATACAATATTTAAACCTGAATGAAATTCACCATCCATAAATTGACCATTATACCAAAATACCGTAGTACCTGTATTTGTAGTACCTGTAAGAGGCATTGAACCAAATCTACTTTTAACATCTGGATTTGTTTGATTAAACTTACCATCTAACCAATAACCTAAAACAAAATCTCCACCTGTAAAATTTCCTGTCCACCACATATATCCTTGAAAAGTACCATTTGAGAAAACTCCATCTATCCATTCACTATTATAAAAGATTCCATTTTGAAACATTCCACCTAACCAAGCAGAATTTCTAAATATACCATTATAAAATATACCATCTTCCCATCTAGTTTCATAATAAATTATATCAACAAAAGTTGAAGCTGACCAATTCATTAATGGTTCCGCACCAAAATATCCATTAAAAAATTCACCTCTACGCCAAATTCCATGTAAAAATTGAGAATAAATTGGATTATCTTTCTCTAAAATTCTAATATTTCTTTGTAGTAATTGTCTTGTATCAAAACGATATGAATAAAATTTACCGTTTTTCCATTCACCATCATACCAAATTCCTGAATACCAAGTACCATCTTCCCATTCACCTGCTATCCAATTACCTGAATACCATACTAATCCATAATCATCTTGTCCTATAATTGCATTTTCAATAATAGCATTTAATAGCCAAATATATTTTCTTTTAATTATATCAGCGGTTAAACCATCTATCATGGTTATATTTGTTAATGTGTCACTATAATTTAGGATATCAGTAATTTTTGTCATGTACTATATATAAATTTTTATTTACTGAACAGATTTATTTGTTCATTAATTTGTATTTTAAGCAGGAGAACCCTTTGGACCTGTGGATCCTGTTGAACCCTTATTTCCAATAGAACCTTTTGAACCTATAGGACCTATAGCTGTTCCTTTAGAGCCTTGTGGACCTGTTGAACCGACTACTCCTGATGGACCTGTGGAACCCGTAGAACCTACAGATCTTGATGTTGTGCCAGCTGCACCAATAGAACCAGTTGATCCGGTAGAACCTGTGGAGCCTCCAACTCCTGATGGACCTGTTGATCCTTCACCTCTACCACTATCACCAAGTGAACCTGTAGAGCCAAGTGAGCCAATTGGACCAGTTGATCCTGCAATTGTACCGGCTGGACCGACAGATCCTGTGGAACCAACTACACCTGAACCGACACTACCTGTAGAACCAATGGAACCTGTGGAACCCGTAGAACCTTGTGGACCTGTAGACCCAGTTGAACCTATTCCACCCTGAGAACCTGTGGATCCACTTGATCCAACAGATCCAGTTGAACCTATTGAACCTATTGAGCCTCTTGAACCAGTTGGTCCTGATGAGCCTGTGGAGCCTATTGTACCGTTTACTTGTGAACCTGTTGAACCTGTTGATCCTCTTGAACCTATTGAACCTATTACACCTTGTGGACCTATTGATCCTTGTGAACCCTGTGAACCTGTTGAACCAGTTGATCCTGTTGATCCAGAAGAACCTTGTGCACCTATTGATCCAATAGAGCCTATCACACCTTGTGGACCTATTGATCCTTGTGAACCAATAGGTCCAATAGAACCTGTTGATCCTGAACTACCTGTGGAGCCGATAGAACCTATTATTCCTGTTGTTCCTATTGAACCTTGTGGACCTGATGGTCCTGTTGAACCTTGGGAACCAGTTGATCCTAATGATCCTGTGGAACCAATAGAACCGATAGAGCCTATTACTCCTGTTGTGCCTATTGAACCTTGTGGGCCTGATGGTCCTGTTGATCCTTGTGAGCCAGTTGATCCCAAGGAACCTGTGGAACCACTAGAGCCAATAGATCCAATCACACCTATTGTACCTATTGATCCCTGTGGACCTGATGGTCCTGTTGATCCTTGTGAACCAGTTGATCCTACAGATCCTGTTGAGCCAATAGAGCCAATAGAGCCTATTACTCCTGTTGTGCCTATTGAACCTTGTGGACCCGATGGTCCTGTACTTCCTTGTGATCCAGTTGATCCTAATGATCCTGTGGAACCAATAGAACCTATTGATCCAATCACTCCTGTTGTGCCTATTGAACCTTGTGGTCCTGATGGTCCTGTACTTCCTTGCGAACCAGTTGACCCTAATGATCCTGTAGAACCACTAGAACCAATGGAACCAATCACTCCTGTTGTGCCTATTGAACCTTGTGGTCCTGATGGTCCTGTTGAACCTTTAGATCCTGTTGATCCTGTTGATCCTGTGGAACCAATGGAACCAATGGAACCTATTACTCCTGTTGTTCCTATTGAGCCTTGTGGACCTGATGGACCAGTTATACCTTGTGAACCAGTTGATCCTGTTGATCCTGTGGAGCCTATTGAACCAATAGAACCTATTACTCCTGTTGTACCAATAGAACCTTGTGGTCCTGATGGTCCAGTCAAACCGACTGATCCTGTGGAACCCACTGACCCAGTAGAACCTATTGAACCTATTGATCCAATTACTCCTGTTGTTCCTATTGAACCTTGTGGACCTGATGGTCCTGTTGATCCTTGTGATCCTGTTGATCCCAAAGAACCCGTAGAACCTATTGAACCTATTGATCCAATTACTCCTGTTGTTCCTATTGAACCTTGTGGACCTGATGGTCCTGTTGATCCTTGTGATCCTGTTGATCCCAAAGAACCCGTAGAACCTATTGAACCTATTGATCCAATTACTCCTGTTGTTCCTATTGAACCTTGTGGACCTGACGGACCTGTGCTTCCTTGTGAACCAGTTGACCCTAATGATCCTGTTGAACCAATAGAACCAATAGAGCCTATTACTCCTGTTGTACCTATTGAACCTTGTGGTCCTGATGGTCCTGTACTTCCTTTTGATCCTGTAGAACCTACTGATCCGGTGGAGCCGATAGAGCCGATAGAACCAATAACTCCTGTTGTACCTATTGAACCTTGTGGTCCTGATGGTCCTGTAGAACCTTGTGAACCAGTTGATCCTAATGATCCTGTGGAACCGCTAGAGCCAATAGAACCTATTATGCCTGTTGTACCAATAGAACCTTGTGGACCTGATGGACCCGTTATACCTTTTGATCCTGTTGATCCTGTTGATCCTGTGGATCCTATAGAACCTCTTGAACCTATAACTCCTGTTGTTCCTATTGAACCTGTGGAACCAATTGAACCAGTTGTACCTTGTGATCCAGTTGATCCAGTTGATCCTGTTGAACCTATTGAACCAATAGAACCTATTGAACCTGTTGTTCCTATTGAGCCTTGTGGTCCTGATGGACCAGTTAAACCTTTTGATCCTGTTGCTCCAAGAGAACCTGTGGAACCAATAGAACCAATGGAGCCTATAGAACCTATGGAGCCAATTGAACCAGTTGAACCAATTGATCCAATTGAACCAATAGAACCTAGTGATCCGGTAGATCCAATACTACCTTGTGATCCAGTTGAACCATTAACACCTGTTGATCCTTGTGGTCCATTTGGTCCTGCACCTTCTAAATATAATTTTTTTCTTATAGAACCAACGGTTACCCACAAATTAGTACCATCCCACTCAATAGAGCCATCTGGTGGTACTGTAGGTAATAAGCCATCAGGGTTAGTAAAATTTACTACCCCGCCTGCTGGTGTGATAAGAACATCTCTTGCCATTCTTTATATATTTAATTTAATTATATCTATTTGTTCTTGTTGCTTTTCTATTTGTGATTTCAATTCATTAATTTGTAGTTGTTGCTCTTTAATTGCTTGAACTAACACACCAGTTAAATGTGGATAATCAACACCCAAATAACCATCACCAATTTCCATAACTAATTCAGGATAAACCTCTTGAAGTTCTTGAGCGATAACACCAACTTGAGGTCCGATACCATATTTTTCATCAATGAATTCATATGATACACCACGTATTTTATCTATCTTATCTAATACTGTCTCTAACGTTACTATATTAGTTTTTAACCTTATATCTGATCCTGAACTACCTTGTGGACCTGTTGGACCTGTAGAACCTGTTGATCCAGTTGAACCTCTTGAACCTACTGAACCTACTGAACCTGTTGAACCTTTTGCTCCTAATGGTGTTGTACCGACAGATCCTGTTGAACCTTGTGGTCCTGTACCACCACTTGAACCGGCTGAACCAATTAAGACGTCTCTACCAACTGAACCAACTGTACCATTAGTACCAGTAGAGCCTAATGAACCATTTGGACCCGTAGAACCTTGTGGACCTAGTGAGCCTGTAGAACCAACCGAACCAAATTTAGGACTACCAATTGATCCTGTTGAACCTATTGATCCTGCTCCAGTAGGTCCAATTGATCCAGTTGAACCTCTTGAACCAGCAGAACCCTGTAATCCTGTTGAACCTACTGAGCCAGTTGAACCAAAAGAACCTCCAACTGTACCAGTTTTATAAAGATTAACTTCATCTACTTCAAACCAGCTTGTTGCGGGTGCACTAAGTAAATCAAATGTTAAGAATGTTAGATCAGTACCAGTCCAATAATACTCTAAATATGTTGCAGTAGCTGCTGATGGAATACTATTATCTGAATTACTACCACCAGAACCCTGTAAAACAACCATCATAGTTTTTGATGATCTATATTTAAAGGATAATTTATAAATGAATGTACCAGCAATAGAAAGTGTTTGATAAATACGAGCAGCTGTTGTGAAAGAATCCACATATAATCTTTGAGCATTTGTTGTAAAACCATTTCCAGTTACTATACTAGGTGTAGTACTACCTGGAGAAACTTCTACCCAGCTATCAGCTAATCCATCCGCATTTGTATCTGTCCAATCTGTTGTACTATCACCACCACCATTTATTATATAATTGCTTCCTGAAGTACCACCAGTAACCATACCAGCGTTACCTGTTGAACCAGTTGATCCGATTGAACCAATTGAACCAATTGAACCAATTAATCCTACACCACCTGTTGAACCTTGGCTACCTTGTACACCCGTTGATCCAATTGCACCTTGAACACCTTGTGAACCTGTTGACCCTTGTGAACCTGTTGATCCTCTTGAACCAATTGATCCTATTGGACCAATTGAGCCAACATTTCCTGCTGAACCTGTTGCGCCTGTTGATCCTTGCGAACCTGTTGAACCAATAGAACCTGAACTTCCTATTGAACCTACTGATCCTGATGAACCTACTGCACCTTGAACTAATGAACCAATTGATCCTTGTGAACCTCTTGATCCTGTTGATCCTTGTGAACCAATTGATCCAATTGAACCACCAGAACCTGTAATACCTTGTGGACCTGTTACTCCTATTAAGCCTGTTGATCCTTGTGAACCTCTTGATCCTGTTGATCCTTGTGAACCAATTGATCCAATTGAACCACCAGAACCTGTAATACCTTGTGGACCTGTTACTCCTATTAAGCCTGTTGATCCTTGTGAACCTCTTGATCCTGTTGATCCTTGTGAACCAATTGATCCAATTGAACCACCAGAACCTGTAATACCTTGTGGACCTGTTACTCCTATTAAGCCTGTTGATCCTTGTGAACCTCTTGATCCTGTTGATCCTTGTGAACCAATTGATCCAATTGAACCACCAGAACCTGTAATACCTTGGGGACCAGTTACTCCAATCAAACCAGTTGATCCTTGGGAACCTCTTGATCCTGTTGAACCTTGTGA